TACACTTTTCCGTCTCTGCTTGCAGGACTTCGATCTCATCATGTAATCTTTTACGCAAAGACTTAATGAGCATCACATATCCCTCATTTGGAGGGCAGTTGCTTTCTGAAATAGATTTTTGCTGATCCATAAAAAATAAAAATATGTTAAGTGGTAACAGCAGGACTCGAACCTGCGACCTTCTGCGTATCAGGCAGATGCTCTACCAACTGAGCTATGTTACCATTACTCGTCTTTCCGAATCGCCAGCCCCAAATCTCAGCTATAAAGGGCGGATAGGTTCTGATCCTACGTTTATTATTGCCAGTAATAAACGCTCATTCATTCAAAACTGTTACGGAACAAAAATATTAGGCATCTCAGCCCCGCACTTGCATACTCTTAGTAACTACGTTGTTTCAGAGGTGCGTTAGTTTGTTGTTTGGTATCCCGAGGGTTGCTACTCACTACAATTACATTACTGACTATGTGATGCAGTCAACGGGGTTCAAACCCGACAATCAGCATGGTAAACTGACATGCTCTTGATGTAGTGATTCAGCGAAGCCCGTTTTCGATACGGGTTATCGAAAGAGTGATAAAAAGGACAAATTAGTCTACCCACAAGACTCAGCACCTCCTACAGGACTCGAACCTATACTAACGATTTTGGAAACCGTCGTGCTACCATTACAACTAAAGAGGTTTTATAAGATGCCCGTCCACTGCCGGGCTGTGCATCTGTTTCGTAGCGTGCAAGTACGGATAGCCAAATCATTTTACAGACGTTTACCATCTTTATCAACTGTTGATCTCCTCTGTTTAGGGAAGACTCAAAAACCTTTGGCTTGTCCCGGGAGCAGGAGTCGAACCTGCCTCACTGTATTAGCGACTTTGAAGCGATACGCAACAGTGATACCACGCCCCGAGATATATTATTATTTTCCTTGATTAGACAAACGTTTCAATTCATCTACCTTTTCGGAGATACTTTTCCTGATTTGCTCATCGCTCAAAGCTAATAAGGCTAATAACCTCATGTATGCGCGATCAACATCCATCGCGGCGTGATGAAGCTGGGTGGAAATGTCATTATCCCAATCATCGGCAACTTCCTCAAAGATTGTTACTAAGTTAGACTTACATTGCTCAGTAACATCTAAGGCGCGTGCGACCAACCTTAACTCTGTTCTTTCTCTTTCTGTCATGTGCAAAAGTATATCCGTTTTTTAGCCCGGACGCTTTGTGTCAACTGTTTAATTTTACTTGACACAAAGCATTATCACTATAATAGCCGTTCTTTTGTTGCTCTAAGAAAGCCATCAAATCATCTTTCTTCCACAGCCATTTTTTGCCCAGCTTAATAGCCGGAATGCGCCCTTCCCGCGCCCAACGGGTCAGCTTTTGACCGTTCATGTTTGGTAAAATCGCCTGCACACCGACAATATCGAGGTACTCGGTCTCCTGCTTGGGGGGTATTCGCTTGTTTACACTCATGGAATCCGGGTACTTTTCTTTCTGATGAAGGCTTCTCTTTTCATGCTCTTGGTCGTGATGGAGGCGATGCCCCGTTCGTCTATTTTCTGCTCCACGCGGATGTCCTGACTTTCAATGGCATCCGTCAGATCAGATAGCTTTTGACTGATCTCCGTTAATCGGTGGTCGTGGAGGACTACCTGATGCTCGATTTCCTTTTCTTTATAAAGGTTGTTTTGGTGAATGATGTGCCGGTTGAGCGTGCGTACATCTTCGTATCGCTCTGATACCGCCTTCCAATTGGTATCAGGTAGGAATGCCTCAACGGGAGGCATCTTAGGCAGTTCGATTACAGCCCCCTTGTGGATCGCTTCGAGTACCGGACGGTTTTTATCTACGTGCTTTGCCTGCGTTACCCATTCGCCCTTATGCACCACCCCCGCAATTTCGTGCGGATTGCCATAGCCCGTAAAGCCCCCTTTATAAAAACCGATCGCCGCTTCCGCCTGCGATTTGGCTGCTGCCAAGCCAGCTCCCAGAGCAATCAAGGTCGCCGCGATCGTAATTGGTGCCGCGATACCGCCCTCTGCTGCTGCCTTGGCAATGGCAACAAGGGACTGGGCGACCAACTGGGCAACGGCTAAAGCCTGCTCCTGACGAACGGCATCTTCCTTCATCTTTTGAATGTCATCTAACCGCTTTTCCTCTAACTGCAACTCATCCGCGTTGTACTTCTCTTTAGCCTTCGTCCCTTGGTCTAAGAAACCTTTGATTTTTTCGATTTGCTCTTGTTGACGTTGCTCTAATAAGGAAAGCTGATTGATCGTTGCCTCTATGCCGGCACTGATTGCCGAAGCGATCGAATCCGCCAAAGTCTCAAAAAAACCGATAATGGCTTTGGCTTTCGCACCGCGTGCCTGACGATCTAATTCGTCCAACTTCCCCTTTCCCTCCTCGATCTTCTTATCAATGTCTTTCAACGCATCATTATTTGCCTGCAAATCTGCTGATGCTTTTTTCTTTTCTTCCGGTGAGGCGGTATCCGAAGTCAAAATGTCTTTATTTTTAGCAATTTGATCTTCAATCGCTGTTCGCTGTTTTAGGAACTTATCTAAATCTCTATTTGCGGCATCCAATTGCTTTTGCTGATCGGCACGCAGTTTCTTAAAGTCTGCAAACTGCCCCAATGCCCGCCCAATCGCCTGTGATCCCGCAGAGATTTGCGCCGCCAAGGCATCCGTATTCTTGCCCTCACCAATTTTGACTGTCTGCCCAATTTTATTTAGCGTGTTTTGGAGCAGTGTGGCTTGGGACTCCAACCGTTCCGCCGCTTTAAGGTTGATTTCATAAACCTTTTGCGCCCGCGCCTCCTCAACCTTGGCGACCTCTTCCGTGAATTTGAACTGAAGGGCAAGGTTCTCATTGTTGTATTTACGTATGATATTAGCCTTTTCTTCGGCTGTTAAACCCTCAACTTTGAGGCTCTTATCAAGATTTTCTTGCAGAATACGCTGTTCTTCGGCATAATATTCTATCAATAAAGTCTTGCGCCGTTCAAAATCATCTGTCCCACTGGCTAATTGAATGATGAGATCGCGTTGCGTTTTGCGGATTTCGCGTTCCTGCTGGAGCAGCTGCTCTAAGAGCTTTTTCTGAATAGCCGTCTCCTGTACCGTCCGCTTCTTGAAGTATTCATCCCGCAAGACGAGTTCTTCCTGCTGGAAACGCTCGACCATCTCTAACGTATCGCGCTCGGAGGCTTCATCTATCTTGGCGATTTCTCCGATAAATAACTCCTCTATTTGTTTCAACTTTTGCGCTTTTACCCCTGCCGATAGCTCCGATTCCTTCACCGCCTTGATGTTATCCAACCGTTGCTGTTGCAGGTTGGCAAGGGCTTCGGCTTTTCGGTTATCCAAATCCTTCTGGGCATTCCGCTTGGATGCCGCCAACTGCACCTGCGCCAGCCGTTCTTGCAGGTTGGTAGCACGGCGGGTAGCTTCGGCTTCAGTGAAGTCAAAACCCGCAGTTTGGTAGTCAAATTCAAATTGAATGAGGTTGGTCTGTTTCTTGTCGGCAAGTGCTTGGATGTCCGACTCCGCTTTTTGGATCGCCGTCTCAAAAGGTTTAAGGTCGGCTTTGATTTTGATCTCGACGTCGGCGGGTTTAGAGCCGGATTGGGGGGCATTAAATTGCGCTCGAAGTGCTGTAAAATTGTCTTTGGAGTCTTGTAAAACTTGGCTTTGGGTCTTTTTTTGGTCATCCAAGACCCGATTAAACCCGTTTTTGGCTAATTTTCCGTAATCCGTTAGGTCTTTGCGGAAATTATCCAAACTTAATTTAGGGTCAATATCAAGATTAGTATCAAGCAGTGTGTTAGATGCCTGCTTAATCAGATTAATCAAGGTTGCATAGCCTTTTGCCGCCAAGGCTAAAGTATTTGTAAAAGCACGCAACGGTAAAAGAGCCACATCAAGCGCACGGGAAAGGAGCGAAACGATCGTCGTTGTTGCATTGGCTTGGCTATTGAATGCGGGAAAGACTACCGAAACAGCCGTTCCTATGGCATTAAAAAGATCGGAAAAGGATAAATAAATCTGCCGAAATATGTCTTGAATCGGTTGGGATTTAGCAATCAAATCCGCCAGAAAGTTACCGATAGATGCTACTGCCGGCGCAATCGCATTGATAATCGTTAATCCAAAAGTCTTTAATTGAATACCTATCAATTGGAAAGCGGAGGCAGTTCCTTTAGTTGTATCATTAAATACAGCGTATTGCTCATTTAAGGCTTTGTTCGCTTCCACCAGATTCAGTTGCGATTGCTGAACTGCTGTTAGTGGTTCGCGTGCTTGATTGAGTCCGGCATTAAAGTCAAGTATGAATTTTAAGAGTTTATCGCGCCCCGCATCCTCTCCGGGTGATCCACCCAAAGCATCGGCAATTAGCAACTGCGTCTGCTGGGTTGTTAACCCGACTTTTTTAGCCTGTTCAGCAATACTGACAAAAGTCTGAAAAGCCGTCTTTGAGCCTGTCTTTAATCCTTTTTCAAGCTCTTGATTAAATTTGGGTCCCAACGGTTTGAGTGCATCCTGAGTAGCCTGCGAAAATTCAGATATTTTGATCTGTGCTTCTTTCAAGGCATCAACCGCTTTATCATCATAAAAACCTTCCACCCGTGCTTTTCTGATGAAATCCCCCGTCTGGACAGCAGTAAGTCCGATTTCTTTTAACTGAACATCATATTCATTTAATTGCCTTAAAAATTCGTCATCAAAAGCCCCACCGCGTACTAATTGATCTTGGACAATATTTGTTGCTTGGTCGAATGATATTTTTCTATTTTTGGATATAGTATTGATCGTATTGATTAGTTTTTCACTATCTATTCCAAAAGTATCACTAATAGATTTTATGTTAATAGATGCGGAACGCAACTCATTTCCCGTCAATCCTGCAAAACCTGCAATTTCATTCTGTAATGAGGCAATTTCTTTCGCACCCTCTTGTGCATCCGCTCCCAATGCAATGATTGCGCCCCCTACCGCCGCTACTCCTACAGCAGCAGCCGTAGCCGGATTTGCCAATGAAGTCAACGATCCTGCCAAATTGCCTAAGCCACCCGTTGCCTGTTCCACACCCGGTAAATTGTTAGCCTGTTCCTGCGCACCCGAGAAAAACGATTTCGCCCTTGAGATCAGTCCGCCCCCACCGGATTCCTTGCTTTTTTGACCAACCTCCTGTCCCTTATTCGCCTCCGCATTGATTTTCTCCTGTTGCTCCTTAATCTTCTTCTGCACCTCAGCCAACTCCTGTGCCTCCCTAACGGCATCGGCAAAATGGTTGGTCATATACGCCAACTGGTCGTTTGCCTTTTTAATGTCATCCGCTTTGCTGAATTTCGATAACGCTTCGCTACCCGCTTGTGCCGTCTTTCCCACCTGCGCCATCTGTTTATTCAGCCCCGCCGTAGCCACCGAAGCCGTCCCCAGCTTTTTGCCGATCGCATCAAAGGCGTTGCCACTATCTTTTTTCGCATCATTGACCGCCTTTTGCAGGTCATCAAAACGGCTGTTCAGTACCTCAACCGCCTGATGTGCCGTTTTCAAATTCTTGATCTCAACCGCGTTGAAATTAAGTTCAAATGCAACCTCATAAGCAAGTTCCGCCATGATTCATTGTAAAATACTCAAAGGTAGATAGGTATAATAAAAAAAGGTGCTACGGTGTCAATGGTATTTATTTAATTAGTTAACAAATCGTAAATTGATAATCAAAATTTAGTAGATCAAATACTTGAGTTTCCAAATATTTGCAGGGATCGCCTTGTATTGGCTTCTACGCGCCCCAACCTTACCCGCCATTTCAAATGCAATCTTTATCATATCTACGGTACAGATATTGCAATGGAAGATGAGGGTTATGTAAAAATCCTTGTTGAATACACCTATAGTGATAGTGAATTTTATTTCTTCGCGTATGTTAAAACAAATATGCTGAAGAATCATGATGGCTTGCGTGAACTTCCTATTTTCCTGACACAACAAGAACCCCTGTTCCATGCGAGCTAAGTCTAACTTTCATAGCGTTCTCCTTTCCTGCATTGCGCAGGAAGGGGGGACTGAGAAATTTGCTCGGGCAAACGATTTATCATATCAAACCGTCCAGCGCGCCCGCAGACCGGATACTAAACCGACCATGACACTCATTTATATTCTTGTGTCAAAATATAAACAAAAGATTATTTTTGAGTCTTCGGAATAATAATAAAGCCGGCATAGTCCGGCTTTTAAGTTTCCCATTGGGTACGATTAAACTAATAATAACACTTCTCCTCCCGCACGGCAGTCCAATTTCAATTCCTTAAGAATACGATTACTGATGCAAATAACCAATTATTTAGACAAAATAGCAATCGCTTCATCTGCCACCCGCTTAGTCAAGCCAAATCCCCAAAGTGCGTCATCATCGGTTTGATCGGAGCATTGAATAAAAAAAGGCAACTGATGCTCCAGCATGTCTGTATCATCATCCAAGATTACATAACTTTCGACCGGATTTTTAGGAGGTTTTGACATATTTATATGTAATTTTTTTACAAAAAGTGTAAAGTCTTTTCGTTCGATTTGTCTGCTACAAATTGTATATCACAAACACCTTTTAAGGCTTATACAAATCGTAAGCGTTTACGAGCGGAAAAGGGTTAAGGCTTACCGCTTCTTTTTTCTTGCCTCCTCCATCTGCTTTGTCCGCTCTTTTTGCATTCGCATCACGGCTTGCATGGTCGCATAGAAATTGTCTACACTACCTTTTATCAAACGTTCCTTATTAAAGGTGTTGCCGTCGGCGATCATCATGGCGAGGTACTCGGCTTCGGCATATTGGGCGAGAATTTCACCACCGACGCTCGGCTTACTTTGCTGAGCATCGACTGGCTTTGCTGTAAATAAGTCAGGAAATCGTGTTCGGAGATATCCTTCAAATGCGGTAACATACTGATTGCAATGCGTAAAAAAAAATCTTGTGCCTCCCGATCCTCACGGAGTTTCTTTACTTTTAAGGCATAGAAGGCATCGTTGAACTCATATGGGTTTTCATCTTCCAAGATGGCAAAACAGGCACAGAGGTTAAGCATAGCATCGAGTTCAAACAACAGTTTTCTCCGCAACATCAGTTCATCCCAAAGGGCAAACACTTTCGTAAAGTCAATCTTACCACCACTGCGAACATTTCGCACCTCATTCATGTAAGCATCCATCTCATCAAGAAAGGCAGGCGACAATCCCATACCCGCCAATTTGATAGCCTCATCAATCTTTAGTTTGGATTCATAAGGTATGATGGACGATTCGGCAATGACGTACCACTGCTCCCCCGTGTTTGGATTTCGGTAAGCCGGCAACAAGTGCGGGTTCTTAGAATTAGACAACTGCCCGATCTGCTGTTGCCTTTGAAAACGTTTGAATATATTTTTTAACCAACCCATGGTTTTTGATAACTAATAAAGTCTGATAGCCAAGCATTCACCGCGTAACGAAAACAGTCTAACAAGTGTCCGCGCTTGAGGTCGGATTTGTCAATACTGTTGCCTTTCATCTGAATACTCGACAAGTCCTCAATCAAGCCTTTGCACTGTGAATCTATTTTAATATTTCTATGATTTTGTAAAACTGAATTGACCAATATTTGTGAACTTCTGTGTTCAGGATTTCGGGGCGATACTTCCAACAGACTATCCGACACACCCAGCGTTCGTGTGATCTGATCGTAATGCGAACCCAAGCTAAGGGATAGGCTCGACCGGTTGCGTCCGCTGGCATCGCCCGTGATCCCAACGATCCGCCGATTGTATTTTGATAGAATGCGCCGGCACAATTCCGCCACATCAGCATTCTCGACTGCAAATTCATCCACCACATAGAATTCTGCCATGCCTTTGTGTTGAATGACGATACAAGTCATCGGATTAACATTAAAGTCAAAGGACAAATACAAAGGCAAACCCGGCACATACAGCCCACTCGAAACATGTTTCGTAGAATTAAAGGCATAAGCAAACAAGGTATCGGTCGGCACCAGCAGTTCACCTAATATCTCGCGTCGGTACGTCCGATCATCATACATATTTTTTAGTGAATCCAAGTAATCCTTGGGCAAATTGCCTTTGTTGGCATAACTTGTCCCAAAGACGAACTTGATTTCAGGATCGTTACTTTCATGAATTGACCTAAGAAACAAGATGTCTTTGGCGGTGCGGGGCGGGGTGAAAGCATAGTTGATCCGGTGCTTCATGCCCAATTTCTTAAAAGTATTTCCCCGTAACCGTCCGAGCAAAACGTTGCGTGCCTCCTGCTGAACGTCTTGAAATTCGTCAATGAATATCCGGTCGAACTCCGTCCCCCGCTGAGAATCAAAATTTTCCAAACCATCCAATACCATATAACTGCCCCAGCACGTTGTTAATATCTTGTTGTTATTTACATTTGAATAGGCAGGCACGCCCCAACTTTGAGGCGGTATTTGATTCACTACGTAATGAACATTTTTAATAAAACCCATACGTTCCCAAACCGCCTGCACTTGTACGATGGTTGAATTTTTTAACATCTTAACAGTTGGCGCAAACAAGCCCGATACTGAGCGCGGAATGACCAAGGTCTGATAACTGGATGCGCCGAGAAAAAAAGACTTACCCATCCCCACACCGCCGACCAGAAAAGTCTCCCGGGCTTGGGAGCGCATCGCATCAGCTTGCGGGCGATTCAGTTGCAGGGTTATCATCGGGGGCTAATAGGTTAACGTTCGGCGGAGTAGCAATCGGTTGGGTAAAGGTTATCACTTGGCGATCCAATCCCAAGATTTTGATCCGGCGATCCAACACTGCCAAACAATCCTTCACATCGCCTTTCTCACGACTGATCTTATATAAATCATTGAGTTTTTCTAATATAATAGATGCTTCATAAGTTGCGTTTTTTTCATATTCACTTCTCAACAACTTAAATACCTTTCGTACTAAATTGCCTGCCTGTGGTTTACCTAAACCAAAATTAGATATACTAAATTCAACCAATGAATTGAATTGCATACCTTCGGCAATTTTATTCCGTAAAATGGAAAATCTGCGCTCCATTTCTAATTGACTTGCTCTGGTCGGATATTCTTTTTCCATAATTAAGACGATTAGGACAAGTGGAGACAAATAAACACAGAACCCTAATCCGGCAGGCTTTGGTGTCAAACGATTTTTCTCTTGCCCCGAGTTGCCCCGAGTTGCCCCACGCGTTAACTTATGAATGCCCCGAGTTGCCCCAGCTTGCCCCACGCGTTAAGAATGGGTAAATTCTATTAATTCAAACGTTAAACAGCCTCATTATCAGCGCGTTTTTTTAGTTAAAATATGTTTGCCCCGAGTGCCCCAGCCGAATTTGCACTATTTCTATATAGAGAGCAGAGATATATAGGCTTAAGATAGACGATTAAGTCCTATACTATTTTTTTTTCTACAGCCTGTCAATTACTTTTTAGCTGGGGCACTCGGGGCAAACATATTTTAACCTTTTTAGTTCATTGATTATCAAGCACTTTAACAAATTCTATAACATAATTTACCCATTTTTGGGGGCTGGGGCAAGCTGGGGCAACTCGGGGCATTCATAAGTTAATAGATGTTTATGCTGGGGCATAATTGAGCATAAAAAAAAATCCACTTTAGGCGGATTTTTTATGAATAGATTAATCTAAAATAATCATAAAGCCTCTATCTTATATTCACGAGGTTCTTTTTTGCCGGTCATGGGGTCTCTTTTACGAGGCTGTTCGGTCAGTTTCCATTTATTCATCTTACAGAAATAGGTCAACCGTAATTTCATGGTTTCGCTACGCATGGAAAAATGTTTATTAACGGCATTGGTATACTTTACGATAAAACCATGTAAAGTATCCATACATCCAACCGTTAGATTAGTGTCCGCCCATTCCAAAAATTCTGCACCACAAACCTGACGGGCTTTCCGGCTTTCCATATTGATCTTATTGTATTGCATGAATCCGTTTGAAAGGAATTTCTCCAAACAATGAAGCATGTAGTTATCAAATAAAGCCCACTGATGGTCGTTCCAGTCATCGAAAAGCAGGTGTCCGAACTCATCTAAGGGCGTGTAGTCCGGCGTATAGTAGGGGGCAAATTCCAAGAGGAAAGTACGTCGTTCATAAGATTTGCCCTCACCGGTCAGGACAAAATTGGTGGCGATGCAGAATTTCGGAGAAGCCTCAAAAGGAATATCAAACGATTGTTTATTTTTCTTTTCGACCTCTAAATTCTCGGTGATGGAGGAAAATAACCCGTTAAAATCGAACCGTTTGGGTACGTCGGAATAGAATAGAACGCGGGTATCGTGGGTGTATTTTTGAAAATTAAACTGCCCTCGAGAGTCGTAATCTTTGAGGTTGAGTACCTTGGTCATGTGTTGAATACCCTGCATAAACAAGCCCTTTCCGGTACCTCCGTTTGCCTCATTAGTATTCTCCGCATCCTGCTCATCCATGAGTACGACCGCCTTAGCCACCGCCTTATTTTTGTATTGGTGGATCAGGTAACCGATGGCGGTTTCAAAAGCATTTAAGCGGGCAACGGAGGCTTGATTAACGGTTTGTCCCTCCCGGACTCTGTTGCCCGAAATGGTGTAAATAAAATAAGAAAATTCATTAGATTTATCATATAATTTGGTTTCTTTAGGGCTAATTTCCTGATAATCACGGGGCAAAATACTTGATTTCCAAACCAAACCGTCTAAGGATTCATAGGGCTTAAACGTCCTGTCTGTCGTGGTCTCCGTGAGTATTTCATTAGGGATAAATTCAAAGGTTTCTGTTTTAGAATGAATGTGTACATATCCGTTTTTGTAAAAAACATAGGCGTTAAAACGATCATCTTTTTTGATACTTGATAGGTCATTTTTCTCGATTTCCTGCAAAAGATAGTCGGAATAAAGCTCCTTGAGCATCTTGCAATAAGTGCCGTACACTGCTTCGGACTTGACCTCTTGCAGGATATAATCAGACACAATGTCCTGTATTTGTTTTTTACTGACCTGCTCCACAATGTTGTTGACAATCCGAACAAAAACGGGTTCATCGGGGCTAATGAACCATTTTCGGAAGCCAATTTCGTTCAGAAAATAGATAAAACGGGGGCGTTCAATCACTGCTTTACGCCTGCCATTATCGTCCTCTTCGTAATGCCAAAAGACTAATGGGTTGCGTTTCGGGGGCGTAAAACCAACCGCTTTGGCATAGTGGACAATCGTCCCAAAGGTGTATTTTTTATCATTCGGGGGTGGGTTTTGGACGTAGTTTTTAAGATATTTACAAATTTCAGCAAACTCCTTGGGTTTGAATTTGCCCTCATCTAACATGGATAATTGCCGATACCAATATTCCGCGACTTCAGGCTCAAACGTGCGAAAGAGTGCAATCCCTACCGCATTCCACTGTTCATATTCAAAAGTTATGGAAAGGTTATTTTTAGTCAGGTATTCGGTGATCTGCTCAATCCGCAGTAGATTATGTTTCAGATCGCCTGCTTTTTTACTTTCGGCGGATTCCTTTTCCGATTTTTTAGCGGGGGCTTTCGGCTCTGCCTTTACTTCCGGCGGATTTTTGACCACAAAGGGGAGCGCATCTCTATTGATGTAGATTTCGGGATCGCAAGACAGGAAGCAATTGCGGGTGATGTCTTTATTCTTCTGATCTGAGGATGTGAATTGGGAGGCAAAATATTTTTCTACCTGCATCCAAGCCCTTGTTTCGTGGAAATCCGTCCACTTTTCGGCAGTGGAGGCAACGGGGCTGTCCGGCTCAACTTTTACCAATACCTTAACGCCCTTGCCGGATGGTGAGATAAAACAAGCCCAAACATAGGGGTTGTTAGCCAAACGGCTTTTAAGTTCGTCCGGCGTGATGCCCAGCGTTGCAAGCTGATCCGCATCGTAATCCAAGCCGACGACAAAATTGTATTCGGTGATCTTATCTTTTTGCCGAATGCCCTCATAACATCCGCTGATGGTTATGTAGGGCAATTCGGTGGTTTTGATCCGGTTTTGGTCTTCCTTTTTGACTTTCGAGCGAATGCGCCCGCATATTTCATCCAAGGTGTCGGAGGTTTCTATCATCTCAAACACCTGTTCATAATCTATCTGCTCAAAACGAACCGGAGGCTTGCGAAAGACCCCCGGTTCCCATAATGTTACCTTTGTCATGGATGACCATTTCTGTTTGTTTTGAAATAATGGTTAGCGTCCACCAACCATTTCGCCCCTTGTTTTTTCGCTTTGATCCGACCATCTCGGCACGCCGTTCGGATGGTGATTGGCGATACTGCGTTATTCATTCGGCTAACCAATGTGTCCACGTCTACCCAATCTTCCTCGTTGCTTAGGGCTATTTCCCTTCCGATCCGCACCCCCTCCGCTATCGCCGCCGTCAGTATTTCGGGAGTAATGAGGAGGTAAGTGTTTTGCGGTAAACCCTGTAAAAGTTGTTGAAAATCACTCATACAGCAACGAATCTGGTAAATGGTTGGCATCAAAAGCGATCTTAGTGATGAACGTTCTCCGCACCGCATCCGCAGCGGGCAGGTAGTACGGATAAGTGTTATCGGCAAGACAATTGATGAAATTCTCATGCGCCCGAATCCGCCGTTCGGCTCTGGCTAAATGGAGTCGAAATTCCACTTCTTTCTGCCGAATTAAGCTACTGTGTCCAAGCAAATCGAAGTATTGCTCCTGCCAAAATTCCACTTTAGCAGTGAGTTCTCGATGCTCCCTGCTTTGCTCGTAATACCTGCCAAACTGAACGCAGGCGAACGCCAAAGCACTGAGTAAAATAGCTCGCAAAATATGTTTATTAGTTTTCATTTTAGTAAGTCAAAAAAATGGGGTACTCAAAAGCCTTCTTAAAGACCCCATTTGAATCAAAAATCAACTACATTAAGCCACTTTTAGTCGTGTGGTTTGGATCAGGCGACAGAGTACCACGCCGTCATCCGTTTTCAATTCCGTTTCTCCTTGCTCGGTCAGATATTGTTTAAGTGCGGTCTTGGGAACGTCCCGCGTGATGCGGACAAATTCGGCGGGGAAGTGGGAAATATGTTGCTCATAGACCTCAACGGAAACGGGATTTTTTTGAATGCTGAAGGTGTAGACACCGGCATTTACCTTTTGCTTATCCATCCTCTCGAGAATGAGTTTGATCCGATCACGCAATACGTCAGCAGAGCGTCCGTAGCGGGCTTTCTTTGCCTGCAATTTTTTGATCGCTTCTGCTAAGAGCTTCTCTTGTCCCTCTAAACCGTCAAGGACGTGTCCGCACGCCTCTAATTTGGCTGAAAGGTCTTTTTCCCAATCCGCGAACAGCTCCTCAAAAACCGCCTCCTGTCCGGTGATGTCGCCCTCTGCCTCTTCAATCAGTTCAAAGAGGGCGAAATAATCCTGTTGAAGTTCAAATAATGTTTTCATGTTTTAGGCGCGTAAGGCGTTTTTAAGTTGTTGACGTTTATCCATGTAATACTTCTTGAGAGCGTTGTTTTGGTGATGCTTCCGGTCAAGCGAATCCCAATAGGCGACCAGTTTAGCCTCATCGTTCATGCCTGCGATCTTGTCCTTAATTTCCTGCTGAAAACGGACATCATCGGGCGTGAGTTTGGGCGTTTGGGAGGCTTTCTTTGCCTTGATTTTGGCTAAATCATCATCGGTAGGCTTCCAAGACGGATCATAACCCAACTGCTCGCGGGCGACCTTCATCAGGCTATTCCAACGGGTATTAAAACCGCCCCAAGCCTCCCCTTTACTGACCTTTTCGTCATACATCTTGTCAAAGTTGCTTTGGAAATTATCCGGGTTGAGGCAGGAAGGATACATCTCTTTGGCGAAGTTGCAGGCATCTTCCGGTTCTAACTCATTCATCAGCGCGGAGCAGACCTTCATCCAAATGATGTAGTTACTTTTATCGGTGTCCGGAATCCACTCTACGCTTTTTGCCTGCATGAAAAGCAAGATGTTATGAATCCGACCTAACTTATCGGCGTACTCATCCTGTGAAGGCGGTGCGGGGGTAGGGGCAGGATTGCGTTTTTCATGGACACGTTCAAGGGCTTTATTCAAGTAAGCCAATGCTCCTGTTGCATCTTGATTGCTCAGCTTGGTCAACGTCGTTTGCTTTATTGTTTGGAATTGCTCAGCGTTTAGGCAATCGGTTGATGCCTCCAAAGTGTCCAAAAGCGACTGCATTTCGGGCGTTAACAGGGGTGTTGCAAGCAGTTGTTCAGATTCAGTCAAGTCGCTTTCGGGGGGCATTCGGGCATCCGTGCGACTTTTCAGATTAGCTAATGCCTGTGTTCTTTCAACTTTATCTAAAGCCTTTTTCAGGTAATCCAAGCAAGCAATACTCCCTTCTTGCTCCCATTTGCTTCGAGCGATTCGTTTTAGGTCTCGGAATGCGTCAAGAGTTAGGTGGTTTGATTGCTGTATTTTGTCAAGGATTATCTGCATTTCGCTATCCCAATCCGTCTCAAGCTCTTCTTCCCACGGAACTTGCGATTTTTGCGCCGTAGCAGGCTGTAGAGCGACTTTTTCGGGTGCGGTGGCAGTTTGGGATAGGGCAAGGGCTTTGGCGGTCTCAGCGGGGACGGTGATGTGCTGAGCAGGCACGTTTAGTACCGGGTAGGCAGGATGTAAAAACTTACCCATCACATTCCGAAGCAATTTCATGCGTAATGATTGCTCGCTCATCGCCAAGGGGTAGTTTTGCCAAGCTGTTTTTACGAATCCCTTTTTATCTTTCGGAAAGGTATTCGGATCAATCTCGCGGATCAAATAAAAAACAGGTCTGCCCTTCATGCGGATACCTATTTTGATGAATCGGGGTAATTTCCCCTTTGTGGAATCCGGGACATCCGCCCACGCATCATGCGGACTGTATTTGTAGAGGGTTTCGGTGAACCCATCGAAAAGCGGGTGCCGTTCGGCGATGGCAAACCATCCTTGTTTACTCAACTCCCATTTAATCACCCAACGATCATTCTCTTTAGCATTGGTTTGATAAAAACCTCCTGTGAAAATGCTGATCTGCATCAGATCACAAAGCATGGACAGAAATTCTAAGTGCTTATTCGCCTCATCCCGGGGGAATTTTTGCAGGTCATAGATTGACAGCAGGTAATCCACCTCCGACGGCGTGTATCTGGCTAAGTAGCTCATCGCGTAACTTTTTGAAGGGATTGATAGTTGATTTGGCGGTTGCGGGTAAAAAGGAGCGTAATGCCGACATCACGGCGGACGAGTGAATAAGTGTCGGAAAACATGCGGTCTTTCTCGACGGAATACCAATCCTGCAAATGGTTTGCCTTGATGGCGTTATGGACATACGGTACAAAATCCTCCAAGATGGCGATGTAATTGTTCTCCATCGCGCTTTTGCAGGCTAAAAACACGGCATTTTCAAAGATGGAAGCGTGTAGCCGAAGCGGGCAAATGCCAAATTGCTTATGCCAAAAAGGCGTTTTTTCGGATACTTTCAGGCGTTCACTGAATTTGTTTAAGACGAACTCCTCAAAGCGAAACCAATTCAGTTCCGAATGACTGCGGGGATCACCTTTGCCGGCAATAACTGCGAATTTCTTCTTGTGAGGCATTTCGGCAGGGGCTATCCGAAAGAACTCATGCGGAAGGCAAGCCGGGGTGATGACTAAACTCCAGTTGAAGAGTTCGCGGCGTAAAAGCGAACCGGGGGCAAGGAGGCTTTGCTGATAATCGCTCAGGGCAACCTCGACGTTAAGGATTTGGGTTAAGGGTGTGTGAATCATAGGGGTAAATCAAAAAGGGTGGCTTGGTGTTGAAAACATTTGAACTTGCGTTTGTAGTGGACGTAGGCGGTATTGTACTTGATACCGAGTTTGAGCGCGATCTGCCCGAAAGTTTTGCCTGCCAGTCGCATCTGCACAATCGTCTGCGAAATCTGGGGCGTGATGATCCGCTTTTCGAGGTAAAGCCCGATCCGATAGGCTTTATTCTTAATCGAGCAGACCGTCCGCTTGATCTTCTTAGTGAGCCATGCTGCCCCTTTTCTCAGGTAAAATCGCTTCAGATCAGCGATCTCGGCAGATGACCATTTGCGTGGAGGGGTGGTGGATTGCATATTATTCAGTAAGGTTAGAAAGCGATTTGAGATTGCAGAAAAGCCAAATCCTTGGTGTAAAAGGCGATCATGTGAGTGCAGTTGTCGATGGCTTGTGCGTAAGCCTCATTTTTTTCATCGTAAATGATAAGCGGGCGCAAAGAGTGGGGGTGCTGTTCCTCACCGTTGAGCGACCAGAGCCAACCGTCTCTGCCTCGATTTCCGTCTGCCCCGACCGGTGGTATTTGATGAAAGACGACTTGATGCACCTTGCTTGCATCCACGAGCCAGTACGGCGTTTCGGGGAGCAAATCGGTGGAATTGTCTAAATAGTGTGTCATTTTGAGATAAGTTTGGGTGTGTTTTTGGAAAAATGGTTGCGTTAAGGGCGTAAAAGGTCAGGCACGCCTTTCGGGTGCTTTTTTTGACTCATATAAACTTGTTTTAGCGGAGGGTTATAGGTAGGGTATCGCCGATGCCTTTCAGATATTCATCGCTCACGATAGCCCTAAATTTGTCTAAGGCATCAAAAAAATCCTTGATTTCAGGTTTTTTGAGCAGGAGCAAGACCAGCGAAATACGAGCATGAATAGAACAGGTTAATTTTTTCATGTTTCGCTCCACAACCGAAGGGTGTAACCAAATCGAACCGTCTGTTGTAGATTTCAAATAAGGCTTTTTAAGTACCGTCAGGTGGTCGTAATCCTCGGTAAGCACATAGTCGGGTGAGTCTAATTCATACATAAAGGCACTTTCACGAAAGGCGATGGATTCAGGCAATACATTAAAGAAATAATCCGCCTTAAAGTAGCCCCATTGGGATACGATCACCTCATCACCTAACATAGGAAAGTGGATTGCCCTTTCAAACTGAAGGTCGTAATCACTCTTGTTTTTGTCTCTCGGATTCATTGTGTGGTAAAGTGTTTGAAGGTTAAATCTCACTGTAGAACTCACTGTAGTAGCCGTCATCGTCCGATGCGCCCTGCACCACAAAGCCCGTATCTTCCACGATCTCCGGCAGGGAGTCCTCAATCTCGGATTCTAACCGGCGAAGCATCGCCTTGGTGATCTTGTCCGTAAACTGAATCAGGGGCGCGTAGCCGTTTTTTTCCAAGCCTCGCCACTTTTCGCGTTTCATCACCAAGCGATCTTTGGAAGGCTTACCATCCAAACCGATTGCCGGCTCAAAGTCCGCCTCGGTCAAGATCACAGGCTTGTAGGTCGGAAACTTTTTGTAGCCCTCCCCGTCCTGCATATTCGGAACGGATTGCCTCGGACGACCCTCCGTAACCGGTGGTGTGGGTGGTGGTGTTGCCGGATAAGCCGTGCCATTGATCGGACGCGGTGCCGACGTTTGTAAGTGCGCCGGCAGGTAGTCTTGGTGGTTGAGGATGAACTCCTCAATGGCGCGGGCGTAGAGTGCTGCCTTAGATAACTTCATACCACTTGCGACAATGTCTGCCTTATGAGATAAATCAGTAGGGCAATCAATAGTCAATCGACTTAAAGTTTTTTCTTTAACCATTTGCGTAATTAACTTGATTCGCGTTGCGTTACGCTACTCGCGTTGAGTAACTTGATTCGCGTTGCGTTACGCTACTCGCGTTGAGTAACTCAATACAAAGATACTGCGTATAATCATTAAGTCAACTGCCTATAGCAGTATTAAGAATCATTAACTTATGCAAGATATTGGTCATATATTACGAGAACTAAGAGAATCTCGCCAAATCTCTCAAAATTCTTTGGGAGAACTCTTGGGTATGACTCAAAGTGCCATTTATCGTATTGAGTCTGGAAATAGCTCTCCTACGATAGAAACGATAACAAAGATCGCCGACTATTTTCATGTCTCGGTAGATTATCTTCTGGGGCGTGTTCCGTCCGGCGACACCATTTCCCAGCACGGCTCTGACATTAACAATAGCACGGTTCTCGTGGGTAAAAGTATCAGCAATGGTTTTGATGCTGAATGTCGGGAAAACTAAAAGTCGCGCAGGATCGCATCGTCTCTTTAGAAGCGGAACGCGATCGTCTTTTTCAAATTGTACTTAACTTATCCGGTTCACCATCTAATGAACAACAAGCTGTATGAATAAGAAAGGGTGCTTAAAATGGTTTTTGATCTTGTTTATAGCTGTTCCTATGGGATTCGGGCTTGCTTTCTCTGAGGCTCTATCCTTTAACTCGGAAGATGAATCAGTATTAGAATAAAGCACTTATAGCAATATTTCACCCACACCCTTCTATAATCTCACAGAACGCCTTTTTCTTAACCTTAATGTCAATCCACCAATTATACCCAAACTCTGAATTTTGATCGATTGTCCCATCAAATGTATATTCGACGTTATCAATCAAAAAGGAAGGGGCGGTAAGGATGTTTAAGAACCGTTTAACTACGTAGGGAGGCATTCCATCCAAAACTAACCGGTAAACCTCCTGACCCGTACTCGAAATTACCCGCCCGTTTTCCTCCTGCCGGGTAACTTCGTAAGAATCGAATAGTAGATACCCATTCATGCGTAACCGCTCAATATGTTTGAATGGCGTTCCGATAAATTGATCTACTAAGCCGTAAAAATGACCACTGCAATCCGAGTCCGTTAGTGCCTCAAAAACCATCGTTTGCTCACAACAACCATTCGTTTTACGATAGAGCGGACTATAAATGACTGTTTCACGGGGCAAGGTTCGGAAAGTGAACCGCAAAAAGAAACAATTAGGCAGAAATTCGGTATTGACTTCGATGCCTTGGTAAGTCCGTTCCGTTTTGCGATCACGCCCAACATAGTAACGCAATGCCAAACTGCTTAAAGGAACTATGATGTTACCGTCAGGATCAATCGCCTCGACTGTGGCAAACCAATTCCCGCTTTTCGTTTCCTGCCAACCCGCTGTCGGTGCGGTATCATAATCATTGATTCGATCAGGGATGTTAAATTGAAAGTACAGTTTTTCGGGTTCTGTGCCGCAACATAGATCATAAACTTTCGGAGGTGGCGGGTCTATAATATCCGGGCAATCAGCCGGGGGGGAACAGCATTCATTAGAAATTATCTCCCAGTCCAAACCCGAATAGTTAGCAACATTTGGGCAAAAACGGATGCCGTCCTTACATATGTCAGAATTAAAAACACGTTGCCAAGCTGAACGGGATGTTGTGATTGTAAGTATCCCTTCATTGGCATTAACAGATTCATAAACCAACTGTCCTCCGTAATTGGTAGGCCAGAAATTAAGATTATGGATTGCTACGAAATTGTTAAAATAGGTTGTAAAATCAGTATTGCGATAATCATCTATCCGGATTTGCCACCAAAAAGAATTATACCCCGCCTCACCTGTTGCCACACAGGGACGATTCGTAGCCTCTAAAGGTAAACCAACATGATCCCCGCCCGTGCCAAATACCATCCCATTATTTCTTACCCGAATTTTGATGACGTTCTTATCAGGATCGGGGCAGGGTTTGCCACAATCTTCTCCGCAACAAAGCGGTTGTTGCGTGATCTCTATCGTCGCATTTCCAACCAAATCCGACACGATTCCTACGCTACACACTTTGAAGGTCAAAGTACAGAAATCAACTCCTTTTTGTGCTAACCACCAAGCCCGAGAAACGCGAATACGCATTCGGTTACCGGTTACAGTTACTACTTGATTAGGCGCATCGTTCATCGTGCCTACAAAAGACTGTAAGACGGAATTAAGTGAGGGGAATGTTGAATAATCCTCAACCGAAAAAACAAAATAAGGGTCTCCCGGAGAAGGCGTTAAGGAAACGGGACAAGTCGTATTAAACGGCACTAAAGCCCATGCCACGTTATCATTTTCATCGGGGACTAAATTACGTAATTCAAACTCTAAATCCGCGTAAGCACAGCCTTCCGGCGGACAGCATTCGGGTTGCTTGGAAACGTTAAGGTCTAAGGTTTGGACGGGTAACGGACTACTCTCGGATATAAACGGACAACACCAATCCGATATGATTTCAACCGGAACAGTCTGCGCGTCCGGCGTGGTTGTGCCAAAATCGGTTAGATTGTTATAGTTTAAATAGTTTGATCCTGAACTACTCTCCACTGCTATTTGAACCACCGGTGTGCAGGGCAATTCAGAACAGGGCAGATAAAAGAACAACTCCGTAGGGTCTCCAATACTTTGGGTAACGTAGTGTAGGGGAGAAAGAGCCTCCCAAGCGGTTATCAAATTTGTAATAAACTCGTCAATATCTGCCCCCGAATCAACCGTTATTGTTTCATAAGTAACGGGCATTGTAGCAGAGCAGGTAGCCTTAAAGTTCACGGTAACACTTTCCGATGCCAATCCAAACACAACATTAACCCTTGTGTAAAACATACAAACAGGGGTAGCCGATTGCGTGCAAGCAATCCATGATGCTAAACAGAGGTTATAACCAAAAAGCGTTTGAAAATTGGCAACATTGTAAGTTAAACAAAAGATGTTTCCGTTTTGGCTAATACTTGAACCTCCGCCTATCGTCGTAGCTAAGTCTGAAAAAAACGATGCGACTATAACTTTGTATTCATCAAAATCAGCAACCGACGCAATGCTTAACTCCGGGATAATCGGTGGATCACAAGGCAGTGAATCCGGTTGTAAAAAAAATGACGCGTCGGTATTGGGGTTTCCATATTCAAAATTTGCACCAACCTTGAAACATAGTTGTGCCATACCCGCACCAATACTTTGGCAATTACCCGGACAGCATTCCGTTTCTGCCGTAAATAAATAAGGATCGCCTGTGCCTGTTAATTGCAAAGTAGCCGTTTCGCCGCAACAAGTTGCCGGCATAGGCATTTGAATCGTGATAACGTTCGTTCCATTGGTATGTATTGATGTAATGCCATTATCGGTGTATGTGGTGCTTTGTAGTGCTAAATGGAGTTCATCTGCATAATCAATACCGGAAGGTTGTAATTCAACGATTGCATCTAAATCTAAAGAAAAACATGGTGAAAACGGATCGCCGATATACATATAAAAACCGTTTAGCGTATCGCCAACATCTGGGTCTCCGATCGTAAACGTAAAACGCGCATAACCGTCAGGAACGGAGGTACAAGGTTCGGCAGGACAGCATTCTACCACCCCAAACGCAGTATACATCCCCTCGTAAGATTCTACAGTAAAACTACTTCCACAACAATCCCCATCCCATTCAATATATAACAATTTACCGTTTGTTGATGCAATTAAATTAACAGATTCTTTGACTGCAATGATTGTCGCATCAAAACAATTATTTATCCAATCTGCAATATTTTGAGCTAATGTAAATGGATTTGAATCATAATTGGGAAAACAAAGGGTTGATGCACTCATATCTAACGCCAAGCATCCAAAAACGTTAAATATTGCCGGCAGATCGTTTACATTTACATAATCCTGCATATCTAAAACAAGGCGCATTCTGTCTGAAGGCACCGCGCATTCGTTGGTATGATAACCCGCTTGGCACAGCGAAAAAGTCCGCGTACAAAGATCAATCCCCAGATTTTGGATAAAGTATTCCGCATCCAAAAAGAAATAGATCGTCCCGAGAGCTTCATTCAGCACCAGATAAGAATTACCTAAGACTTCATAAATACTACGTAGGTAGTTGTAAACATTTGCCAAGTATTCACTAAAATTACCCGCTTCTGACATCCGCATTTGGGTCGGAATATCATTCCAATTTACACCTCCGCAAGTCAGGTTATCAATCAGTCCCCGAATGACAAAACCCGCATCGTTAAAAGGATTATTCCAAACGTAATCCGGGTCATTTTTAATGGTGATTTGAGCCTTTGCGAAGCCCACCGGACAGGCATCTGTATCCGTTGACTGCCCCTCAACCGGACAGCAATAGAGTTCTGTCGAAACCGTGAATCCCGATAAATCGCCCGAGCATTCGCAGACTTTCCAAGTGTCTCGACACCAATCCCGCTTACTTAAATCAAGGTAGATATAAAAGCCTTGCGTCGGATCAGATGGGTTGACGTACTCGATGTATGAACTCCCGAAATGTTGCGGGAAAGCGGGAAATAATTCGGCTTCCAACCATTGCTTTAAGCGATTATTGGTATCTAAATGCGTTGGGGGCTGAACGCAGGGCAACTCGCTTAGGGCATCGCAATCCAGAAAACCCGGAATAAAACGATATGTACCCAATCCCCCGGGGTATGGTGGGAACGTCTGCACTTTTAGCCGAGCGTACCCGTCGGGGAGGATGCAGGGTGCATTGACTTCCGCCCGATTACCGCACTGCATAAAATCTTCGGGGTTTACCTCAAAGCAAAAAAACGGCTGGGTGATCGTTGGCGGGAAGCCTGAGAATCCGGTAAAGGAGATGCTCGTACCATTCGCACAAGAACATCCCGGGAAGTCTGTTGGCGAAAGGTAAAAGGCTATTTCCCGCTCATTGGCTCCGTTTTTGAAGTAAACCAAGTCCGAATTCACATACAGCGACCGAAAGTAGCCTTGTAAAGCTCCGAAAAAGAAATCAACGTCATGCGGACCCGCCCCCCAAAGGTCGAGCATCATTTCGCCCAAGTCAATAGTGATACCGCACCCTAAGTCTATGCGAATCGGTTGGGAAGTAATGTCATCAAATTGATAATTGCCTGCACCGATTTTGAAGGAGAAAACGTTAGTTGCCGGACGCGAAACAGGGGGAACAACGCCTGTAATACAATCACAATTAAAAACGGCATCAGGCGTACCAATACCCGATCGCACCATAGAAACGGTTTGAAGCGTACAATCACATTCATCCAACCAACGTTTATTCAAATAAAATTTAATCGTCGTATCGTCCGCAACCGCAAAAGAAGGAAAGAACCGACGATTGAACTTGGTGATGATGTCTAATTGCAGTTCTTCGGTGGTATTGCCTGACGCATTGATGTAAAATGTTCTGCCACAGGGATTAAGGGTAATGCTATTCAAAACGCCCACTTCGCCCCTGCCTACCGAAACCCCTAAAGTCAGCACTTGATAACAGCAATCCACTGCACCCAAACCGGGGGCAACAAAGCAAGGCGCGCAAACCGGAATCGCAAACAACTCGCCTCCGTTACAATCGCCCGTGAGGATTTCTTCTAAGGTCAATCCCTGCTGAATCGCGCCATTATTGCAGTCAATTTTTAAGGGCAGTAGTTTGATGGCTGTATCCGAACCGTTGCTTACAACCGTATTCGGAAGCGGATATTTATAGGTATTGGTAGGCATGGTATTTTATAAATTACGGCGAATACGCTTTAATTATTTTTTGCTAAATGTGCGTGCAAACGATTAACCATATTTTTAAGACATAAATCAATAAAGACAGCATTAGGTGGCTGATAGACAATCATGTCGGTAGCATATTGATTGTTTGCTATTTTTTCGGGTGGTTTGCCAATGTTGAAACTGACCAAATAGCCTTCTTGCTCAATCTCTTTTACGACATCAGCCAATTTATCAATCAATTTATCAGAAAGCATATAATTGCTATTAGAAGGTTAGGTGGTTTCATAAACTTGTTCTAAAGCCAACTTTTTTCGGACGTTTGGCGGAGTGTAGCACATGGAAACACTCGCTTTCCGGGTCTCTTCAAAGCCTAATTTTTTGAAAATGGGATAGGATGTTTCTAAAATAGCAATACATCTTAGCTGTGTTTGCATCACCTCAGCTACCCCTTTAGCATGCTCTACCAATGCAGAGAAGTAGCCTTTCTTTCGCTGATCCGGAGCGGTGAAACAATCACTGATTTCAACCCCCCATCGTTCAAACTCGTTCGGATTCATGTAAACGACAATAGAGCAGACTGCGCAGATGTTTCCGGCATCGTCCTTCACTGCCCAAAGGGTGATATTCCCCAATTCTCCTTCTTCATATCGCATACCGAATATTTCCTCCACCTCATCAGGAAATTGGCGCATGAAGTCCAGAAAATCGGTTTCGGTAATGCGGGTGATGATAATATTTTCTTTCATATAGATATTGAATTAATGATTTACCCATGCCGGCAACGTGCCGACCGGAAAAGTTGCTTTGGGACGAATCCCGAAATTATGTAGTTGAGCGGGGTTGTTGTAAGGTGAGGTATCCGGCGCAATGATTCGACCTTCCGAGCCATTCGCACTACCAAATAAACTACCATTATCCACCCCGTTTTCATTCAGTCGCCAACGTCCAACCAAGTTCCCTGCCGGCGGAATACCGCCTAAGTTGTAGTTGTATAGTCCAAATACCTCGGAGGCACTCAAAGCCTTGTTATATAAGAGGATTTCGTCCAACATACCCCACAAACTCAAGTTCTTTGCCGAAACGGGACATTCAGAGAACCTCCCCTTGTTTTGATTACCTGCCCAAATCGGAAAACCATAGTTCAAATTTTGGCTATCTGTGCCACCACTACCGGTGGTGTCGGACGTAGTCGTCGTCAAAAGACAGCCATTGGCATACAGTTTCCATTTTGTATTGATAGTTCCCGGATCACGAACGGCGCAGAAGTGATACCACTGCCCATAATTCAGCCTCAAATTACCGGAAGTGATTTCTAATGCTTGCCCGGTATTTTTATGAATGACAAATTTCAATGCCCAAATATTGGCTGATATGTATCTCAAATAAAGCCCCCAACCCCGCCAAGAGGTACACCCCCCCGGCAACGCCGATGCAAAGCCCATCGAGCCGATTAGCCACTGCTCCTCCACCAAATCGAAAGCGTCTTTTTTACCTGACAACTTGGCAAAAAGAGCAACGGAAAAGGGATTTGTGCCGAAATTATAGGCAGAAATGGGCGGGATAACTAACGTATTATTGTCGGGATAATCCTCTTTATCAAGGTATTGCGGAATAAAAAATAAGGCATTGCCCAGCGGTTCGTTAGGAAAGGGAATCGCATTATTACACAACTCAACCGATTTACGAATTAACCTGTCGGACGCATCCTTAACCTCCACTGTATAAACATTATTCGGCGGTAAAGCCCCGGCATAAGCCGTTAATGATTGTGGCATATTATTCCATTTGTAAGTATAGGGAGGTGTTCCACCGGACGGTACGGCTACGATTTGCCCGTTAAATGGACATGCGGTAGCGGTGTTACAAGTTACATTCAAGGCAACCTGAAAGCCCTGTGCTTTCCGAATTGCGCCTACTCGATACCGACGATCGGTTATCAAAGCGGGTGCTGAAATCTTTGCTTTGGCAATATGGGTAGCATTATCAAACTGCAAATCGGCACTGACTAAGGGCGATTCGGAAAGGCGGGCTAATAAGCCGGAGTAACTTTCGTATTCCTTAACATTAGGAAGAGAGAATATCTCTTTGTCGGTTATGGCTATAAAATTCGCATCGGTAGAATTATTTAAGTCAGTGACCTTGACATAACAATCCGTTCCGCCGGAGCAAAAAACACGTAACGGATCGCCGTTTTGTTCCTGTAATTCAATCGTCATCGTGGTTTCATCAAAAGCCTTAACCGCAACCACTTGCGTAAAGATTAATTCATCTTGAAACGAAATAGGGTTTTGATAATCCAAAATGAATTTATATTCCACGTAAATTGTCTTACCTGTCCAATCTTGATTCCCATTTGCCGGAGCTACGGGCGTTTGGGATGACTCAATTAGCGTTACGACATTAGCAGTATTCTGTTCCGAACGAATGCGAAACGGGTATTTCATCTGCATTTCATAGGAATAGGGGTCTATATTGACCTCACCCTTACCGTTGGCATTCCAAGTTCCGTTCCCGTTCCCGTTTCGGGTAAAGGAGTGCTTTTCAACTACCTGCCGATAAATGCTTTCCAGATAGTATAACGATACCTCAATCCGTTGCAAAGCGGCAAACCATCCGCCCGAAAAAGCTATCCTTTTGGCATCATAAACATTGTAATTAACGCTCAATTCAGATTCTAAACGCTCGTAAGGGGCGCATTGAATTGCGTTACCGTATTCGGAATTGTAGTCCCGAAGCATTCCGGTAATCAATGGCGGGATAAGCGGTGGTGGAGTGTCGGCGGTAAGTGATGAAGAGATGAACGAATAGGATGCCAGTTTGTTTACCGCTTGCTCATAATTAACGACTACAATTACCCTATAACTTGCGCCCGGGGTTAACTGTGAGGCTTTTATGATAAACTGGGTGCGCCAAAGGTCTCCGACAACATTAAAAAGCTGAAAAGAAGGCGAATACAATACCGTCCCCCCGCCCCATTGGGTATAAAGTCCATAAGGTACTGGTAAAGGGACATTACTGCCCGAATTGGGTACAGTAGCGATGTCGGCTTTAATTGCCTGCAAAAAAGGCTGACCGTTCACTGCTCCCTCTTGAATGATCCAAACTACGACATGGGGGTTCGATTGTGTAGTACGGCATTCAAAACGGAGTGCCGTATCTTCAAAAGCAGATATGCCCGTAACCGGCTGATTGTTTCGCAAAAGCGTAAAAGACGGATTGGCAACCAAGGTGGCTACCCCACCGTATTCATCTGAATTATACCAGCGTTCCGTTACGGTCTGATCGGCTTTACCATAACTCCAAACGGGGCGCGTTGCGGGCGGAATCGGGGCTTCTTTGAAGTAAAGCGACAGTCTAAGCACCCGATTGGTGTTGAAAACAGCTGTGCCGTTATTTTCTAACAGATCAACAGCATTAATGCTATTAAATAATAACCGCCTGCTATTCCGCACAGACGATAGATAACCGTCCACATCCTCCAATAATGCAAAAGTGCCAACAACCTTAATCCGCAGGTTGCCCGCCTGCTCCTCAAATATAATAGACCAAATGCCCGGACGGGCTTCCTGTTGCCCAACGTAATCCAGTTGATAGGCGGTATTCAGCGTTTTACCCGTTGATTCTGCATAAAAATAATTCCCCGACGGTGAGGACGGGTTTTCTAAAGCAAAGCCGGGCGGAAGAAACAGCCCGAAATTGAGGAAAAACTCTCCATCAGGGGCGGGATCAAGCGGGGCTTGGGCTTTGTCGGTATCAAAAACAGCCTCAAAACGGCATAAATTACCGATAGAAAGCATCCGAACACCCGCAACGGGCGTGCTTTCGGAAATTTGATAAACGGCTAATGAAGTTGCGGTATATAACATGCTAAACGGTTCCTTTTATGGTAATGACATTTGATTTAACAGTCAACTCATTAATCCGAGCTAAGTATTCGCCATTTCCAATCTTAAATTTTATACGCTTATCTAAGTCTATGGATTTGAGTAACTCGCAAGTCTTAACAACCGTCATGGTGAAATCCCAACCGACAAAAGGCGAATTCGGATTATTGGGTTCTTCGCCAAAATAGAAACGATCATACAGATTTTCGTCCTGAAAATAGAATTTATTGAGGCTTGGTGGGTTATTTCGGTCGCCATACCAATAATCGTAGTTGTAATGGAAGTCTTCACTGCCCGGATTGCGATTTCGGCGTAGGATTTTTGCGTTATCATGTGCAGAGTTGCCATCCCAAATGAGGAGTTTAGGATTCAAACAAACCCCCGAATTTAGGAGCAGGTTGTTATCGTCCCGCGATTCAATATTTAGGATGGTATCGCTGATGAAGGGTATCTCCTGCCATCCCGAAAGCACATCCCGTTCGATCCCGTCGCGACGATAACGGGAAGGGGCGAATTTCAGTGCATACACTTTTTCACCCTCAAGGCGCGGATCAACGACGTTTCGATCAAAATCGATCTTTTCATTATATAAAAAAGAGGCTTCATTGCCTACGAAATCGCGGGGGTCTTTGGCATAATCGAATGTATAATAACGAGGCAAACCATCCGTAAACGTAAAACAGGGCTTTTCGATGATGTTCTTATCCTCCAAACTACTCGCATCATACCAGATTGAATTATCCGAAATATCCCGCGTCCGCTCGAATTTGACGACTCCGTTTTTGATGCGATAATCGGCATTAAACACAGGCTTTAAGTCATCCAAAAGGCGTGCTCCGTTGATGTTGGGATCGTTTTCTTCTCGGTAGGAATGATAATCAAAAGTACCTTCCTTGACCGGTGCAACAAAGTAAAGGGTATTGTAATAAGGCGAATTCGGGTTGTTAAAGATGGACGAATCGAACGTTAATCCACACTGATCGCAGGCGTTTTGCATCATTTCACGCACCAAGAACGCAGGATGCCCTTGCCCACAACCCACCACGTAGTTTTGAATGAGGTTTATCAGATTATTAACCTCATTATTCAGCGAAAAGGTAATCTCTAAACCATCCAGCCCCAAAAATGAGGTTATCGCATTAATGATAGCTATGATAGCCTCAATAACCAAAGCCAGCGGTTTCAATACCAAAACGACTGTAATAACCAACAGCATTCCAAATACCAAATACATATCGTGCATCGTATTGGAGCGCATCTCGTTGCAATAGCGAACGAACTTGTGTTGTCTGGAGCGAAAGCCGTTATAATCCGCCGTCGTCGAAACCCGCGCCAAACACCCCCAATCGGGGTCATTTTCCGTCAAACTACCTGTTACATAGCATTCTCCGGCACACCATTCCAAACTACCCAAGTCCAATTTGCCGGCAAAAAGCAGATGCCCATCGCAACAATCATCATAGATATTGACTAAGAGTATTTTCGTCTTTCCGTTTCGCAAATCATAGATAATCTCATCATAGATCAGATTATAAGCCTCACCATAAAACTTTAATTCCGAGCCAAACCCCACCGCACGAAGTCCCGTTTCGTCGGAAATGCGATACGTAAACTCAGCCGATTGCAAGCCCTGAACGTCGGAGGCTTTGATCGGTTGATTGTTGATGGTGATGCGGTAAGCCATATGAATAGATATCGCAATTTAAGATTACCATTCACCGCTATTCGCTATCTGTCAACGCTTTATTTTCAACTTCCGTACCACACAATACCGTACTCCCCTCCACATTTTGGGCAATGGAGATGGTGTTTCCTACCAGTATAACAACCGTAATCCCTTGTTCTGTCGTAACGACTTCCTGTAAGGCTTGTGTTATAATCTTAGTGGCATTCTCTATATTCATGCGAATAAAATTAATTTTACAAATATAACATAGAGAACAATACCTTGCCTATACCCCTATTAATAAAAAAATCCTTTAGCTGTTAACTAAAGGATCGGCATAGATATAATCTTTCACTGCCTTGCGACAGCGCAACGCACAAAAGTAACGATATTGCCATAAAATCCAAGCCTTAACATTTTTTATACACCTTAATATTGTGTAGTTCAAAATTTTGCCGTTACTTTGTACCATAATCTTTCACTCAAACAAACAGCAACAATGACAGCAACAATCAACCGCTCGCAAATCTTCAAAAACGCTTGGAACTTCGTTCGCACCTTAGCGTTGAGTATCTCTGAAGCCCTCAAGAGGGCATGGGCAGAGGCGAAAAACGGAATCGGCGCAATGGCAGTAATTGCGGAAGAGGTAAAAACGGTAACTTTTGAAGTTACGACGCGTTCGCTCGGTAAAGTTACGGCAATTGTCGAAGTTACGGAAAAAGGAATAAAAAACGGCGCACCGGTAGGAAAAATCATGAAGGACGGGAAAGAGGTGTGTGCTATAAAATCAGTAGAACGCTTTACTTATTTTATCAAAGACCACTCCGCATCGTTGAAAGTAACGATCAACGGGGTTGATGGCAAAATTTTGATAAGCAAAGAGCAAGGCGATTCTTGCTTTTTTTCCCCGCGAGTTGACGCGGTAACTGAGCGAAAATGGAGCGAAAGCGAAGGATGCTACGTAGATATTACGACGGAATACATAAACGGCAAAAAAATTGTAAGAAAATCTTTTGATTATTAATTCACCCTTAAACTCTTAAAGCAATGACAGCAACACAGATGACCACGAGCCATATTGCACGCATAACCGAAATGACTCAAAAAATCGAGGCTATCGGGGAACTTAGAGCATCTAAATTTCATGCCCTTGCAAATACTGACAAAATCAGGGCAAGGGGTATGATGGAGTTGGAAAAAGATTTAGCGCAAGACTTTGATGTGTTTGTAACGAAAACTATCAAGGATGCAGAGGAGGCTTTATCATTCATTTTGCCCCTCTGCCAAGCCGACCCAATATGGGAAGAATTTAGCTCTGGGGAGTGGCTTGACTGGATTAATTCTCACCATGATTATAAAAAACAATGAAGCACCCCGCAACCAAAGAAACGATAACCCGCCTCCTAAAAGAAGCGGGTTATGTTAATGAAAACAGACGAATTCAACGCGCCCGCTTCTGTAATGATACCGGAACGAATCCTTGTACATTTGATAAGTGGATCAACGGACAAGTCGCTATATCATTAACTACGCTCGAATCCTTAGCCCAAAAACTATCCATAAACATTAACATTTTTTACACACCTTAATATTGTGTATTCCAAACCAGTCTGCTATCTTTGTAGCATAATCTTTCACTCAAACAAACAGCAACAATGACAGCAACAACATTATCCCGCGTTATTTTTGGCAATTTCGCCTTAAATTACAGCGACCGCAAGGATACGCCTTACTTTTATGTCAGCAAGGCTGACGGAACTTTGGTAGGCGATTGTCAATATTCGATAGAGATTCACAATCTCTACGAGATTCAACGCTGGGCTATTTTGGATAGCTTAAAAGATGTTGAAGAAATTACTGATCCCGAAATCGCGCTTGATTATTTGAGAAATACACTAAGCCTACCTGATTTCGATAGCTACATTCCAGAGGCTTTCAATCAATTAAGCGAAGACGATAAGCAGTATTGCTACCTAATTTGCTTTGAATTTGCACTCAATAAACTCTATGCTTAATTCACCGATCATCTGCCTCCGTTTCATCGCAGTTTTTTGCGATGAAACGGGCTTAAATTTTGGGGCTAAAGATTTAGAATTTAACCCCGATACCAAAGAAATTACCGGATGGTTAACGGTTGGTAAAGGAGACTTTTCGACTTTTTGTAGTCTGCTAACGACCGAATGCCACGCTTTAGGACTTTTGTCGGAAATGCTCCGAATCGAAATAAAAGGTTTATCCTTAGCAGAAACGGACTTGTTATTTAGTGAATTAGAGCAGAAAGCAATCGAAAATAATATCGTGTGCTTTGCCGAATAAGAGCCCTTTCGTTAAGACACCTAACCCGCTCCGGCGGGGACTTATTCAAACCATTAAACTTATAAAGCAATGAATATAGTTAACTGTACGCCGCACCCCATTACCCTTTTGGGTGTGGACGGTGAAATGGTAGCCGAAATTCAACCATCGGGCATTGTCCCACGCGCAACCAAAACCACAGAAACGGTTGCACATGTTGAAATAAACGGGAATCAAATCCCCGTTATCGTTCCAAAATTTGGGGGGGTATCCAACCTTCCCGAGCCAGAAGAAGGAACTATGTTTATAGTGTCGCTTATCGTACAGCAAGCCTGCCCCGAGCGTACCGATCTTCTCATCGTCGAGGATGTAGTGCGGGACGGCAGTGTAATCGTAGGCTGTAAAGCCTTTGGCGCGCCCACACCTTCTGAAGAAGCGAAGGTTCTTGCTGAGAACTTGCGCATGATGTACGACGGATGGGCGTACGTAGCTTGGTGCGGAGGTGATAATCCACATAATACCCCGCACAGTGTTTCGCAAGTGGTGCAAGAGTTGATGATTAAACATACAGGCAAAACATTATATTAATGAAGCACCCCGACACGCAACTCATTACAACTCGCCTTATGATCGAGGCGGGTTTCCGTAATAAAAACTGGACATATGACCAAAAGGTGTTCTGTGAAGCAACGGGGCTTAAACCCCGAACACTTGCAGGCTACTTGGATGGTAAATCATCTATCAGCGTGCAGAAAGTACGCAAGTTATTAGAAACCCTAAACCTCAAAACGTTTGATATTGTATGACGTACCACACCCCCATCCAACTCGGATTAACACCTAAACATTTCGACACGCCTGCGGATTGCCTGCGGGCGTGCGAACTTATAAGGCAATATATGCAACGCAAGGTCATCCGTGTACCGATTGGCAAGCGTGCGATTCAGGCTTTAGAGATTAAGGCGCATCGGTTAACCATTACCTAACCCGCTTCGGCGGGTTTTCTTTTACCTGCTACATAACAAAGCGATCGAAAATGACTATCCCAATAAGGATAATTCCACGAACAATATCGCATTTCAATTAAGTCTATGAAAGTAAAAGCCTGCATAAATATATTACCCCTCAATACTCTCACTAATCACGATCGGCATCAGTAACATCAGCAACTCCTCATTGCTTTGATTGTATTCCGGCAAGACCACGGCTGCGCGGGAAGGGGTATCCAATTCCAAGGTTACCTCTTCGGAATCAATGTTGTTCAGCACCTCCGTCATCAGTGAAATATTGAACCCGATTTCAATTGCCTGCCCTTCATAGATACAAGAGATTCTTTCACGACCTTTGTTACCATCCAAATTATCAGAAGAGACCAACACTTCCGATTTATGAAACGCAAATTTTGCCAAGCGATCTCCCGCATTAGCATAGTTTTTCAAGCGTTTTATGGTGGATAGCAAAAATCCTTTTCCAATCATTGCTTGGTTCGGACTGGATTTCGGGATGACGCTTTCATAATCCGGGAAAGTAGCGTCAATCAGTCGGCACACTAATAGTGTACTGTCAATATAAAAGAAGGCATTCCGGTCGGTGTATTGTAAAATGATGTCTTCATTTGCGTTGGTGCAGGCGTTTTTGACCAACTTCAAAGCCTTGGCTGGCAAAATAAAATTGGCGGGTTCATTCGCCTTAATATCCGTGCGCCGACATCGCACTAAGCGGTGCGCATCTGTAGCAACAAAGTCCGCATACTCCATTCCGAATTGAAAATATACCCCGGTTAAGGCGAGCTTCATTTCATCAGTTGAAACCGCAAAAATCGTTCGATCAATAATAGCATTCATTACATCGGGATTGATGGTAATGGAATGCGTCTCATCCGCTTTGGTGAACCGCGGGAAGTCCGCTCCATCCCTGCCGGTAATGTCATACTCCCCGTTATTGGTGATGATTTTGACAATCGGCGAAATGCTGTCCGGTAATAATTGAAATGTTAGCTCCTGCTCCGGTAATGCCTTAAGGGTATCAAGAATGATTTTGCCGGGCAAGGCTATGTTAAATATGGATTTCGGATCACATTCCACCGATAGCACGGTTTGCATCATGATCTCCATATCGGTAGCTGTCAGGAATAATTGTCCTTCCTGTACCTCAAAAAGAATATTGGCAACGATCGGCAAGACGGGCTTGGAAGGCACTGTTCCCAAAATTATGCCGAGGCGTTTTTGTAATTCGGATGACGAAACAGTGAATTTCATGTGTTGGAAGTATTTAAGTACCAATCAATTAGGGTTCTAAAATCATCATACTTGCGTATGACTTTAACAAGGTAGTTTTGAGCAGTGAGCAAGGCGTGTACCTTACGCTGTTCCGCATCAGGATAATTGCCGGGCATCTTAAACTCAACAAATAATCCTCCGTAGCTATGGGAAGCCACATTGACAGCGAGGTCGGGATACCCATCTGTGTACCCCGATTCTTTCGCTTTATAATTTCCGTATCGAGAACTTTGGTTTCTAGTATGACAAATGACTACATCTGGATAAGTGTTGCGAAGCCATTTGACGCACTGGGTATGCAAAGCGTGTTCATCTGACATTGACTTTTGTGCCGCTAAGTCGTGATCTACGTTCGTATAAAGTTCTCTTTGTTCTGACGTAATAACAACAGGGGAATCCGATATAGGCATATCAAACAGGGCATGAAACTCCTTTTTAGTCAGGCGTTTCGTTGATGAGGATTTCTTTTTACCCCCCGAATATGCGTGAATGTAGCCCTTTCTTTTAGCCATTAAGCAACTTCATTATAGGTCTCGATAAAAATATCGGGCTTACAGGGATAGAATTCCCCTTTAAGTCCTTTGATTACGTAGTCCCCTTTAGAGACTGTCATTTCGCCCTCAAGGGTTCGGATCGTTAACCGCCCATTCACGTTAATAAATGCCTGCCCTTTGCAGAAATCGAGGATTTCATCCGTATTCCTGCCTTCGCCGGTGTATTCTATCGCCTCGATGACGATTGGATTTTTGATATACTTTTTTACTGACATAGTTATTTATTACTGATTAATTCGCGTAAACAATAGATGAGCAAGAACAAGGTGAAAGAGCCGAAGGGCAGGGTGATTAGGAGTAAGAGTAGTTCTTTAGGAAACATTATTTGACCAACTTAAGTTTGCCGTTCTCGAATCTTTCCTTTGAACGTTGCTCAACACACGAACGCGCGGCGTATAAATGAGAAAGAGCCAAATTGTTTGACGGATCGGGGAATTGACCATTCAGTTTAGCAATCCGGTCAATGAGTACATCAAGAACTTGTATATCAATCACACCACTAACCATTTCTTTATCGTCAATACGATGAAAAAACGTAAGTTCCTGTAAAGACTCACTTTCCACCCAATGACCGTCTTCATCACGTCCGTTAAGATTTGAAATGACATACCGATGTGCGCCACCATATTCATCAGTGGCAACCTGTACGGTATTTTGCAGGAATCCATTTACCACCGGAGCAGTATAATTACGGGACTCGACCGCTAAATTGTTTTTAATCAATTTCATATATTTAGGTAATTATTTGAAAGTATTAACTATTTTCCACTTCTTCTTAAATTCAGCCAAAGGAACTACCGATAGATTTCGATGTTCGTCTATCAAGATATAATCTCCATAATGCGCCCCTTGCTCACCTTTATTAGTTTGAACCATCAATGTATAATCTCCTGCTAAATGAAGTGGAACTCGAGCCTTGCCTTGACAAAACTCTAAAACTTGGTTTAGGTTTTCATAGCGAAATTCAAGGCACATATGTGTAAATGTTTTCCTCCTACTTGCCATCAATTATCTCCTCATTACAATAAAAAATATGACCAACACCAACAAAAAACCAAGTATCCCTATCGTAACCCAAGCCCAAATCGGAACGCGAACAGCCTCCTTGATAATCAGTTTTGGCGGGCGTAATTCAGTGCTGAAGATGGTCGCAATACCTTTGGGAACATAAACCGTTTTTGTTTCGGAGGGGCAAATCGCCTCCACCCGAAAAGTTGAATCGGTTAGTGGATGGATATAGATATTCTTATTCGCAATCAATTTGGGTCTGTAATACGCCTTATTGGTCAACGTGTCAACCACTTTTTGAATAATCAGCGAATCAAATAAGCTACGCTCTTTGATCAATACTTCTAACGTAGTGTCGCGGTATTCGATCCGCTTGGTCGTATCAGCTTGCCACAAACCCTCATAGAGATCATTACACCTTTCGAGGGAAGGGCGACAGGATGCTATAACCAATACTGAAAGTATAATTAGGTATTTCATATTGATTGTTGTTTAAGGTTTAGGATTCGGTCTTGCCAACTGCCCGATTAAGCCCTGTTTGGTAATCCCAGCCGAGTTGACCGGGATTACTATTATGTTGGCTTTGGGATCGTCGAAGATGTTACCCTTCTTTTGGATTATTGTTCCCATACCTGCATTCCACTTAATCGTTGATAGCATTTCATCGTTGCGATTACGTCCTGCTCGCAATAGGCTGCGATTACGTCCTGCTCGCAATAGGCTGCGATTTCCTCGATCCGTCCATCCCAATAAGCCTGCCCAACCTGAGAGCCGTCCATATTGGTTTTAGGCGATTCAATGCCTAAGTTATAGCACAATTGATCGAGCGTAACAAACGAGTCTCGTATGTTACCGAATGCCCACATGTCTTGTGTATCCAACACTTTTACCGTCCAAGGTTTATCATCTTGTTTCGGTGTTTGTGGAAGACGGGGCATATTAAGGATAAACGAACGCCGAGAGAGGTAGGGTAGATCAAATCCCTTCATATTGTGTCCCAATAGCCAAACGCCTGTCGGATCGTCTTTTTTACCCTGCATCAGCCGTTTTACTATGCTGACCAACTCACGCACAATATCAGCTTCACTTCCGACTATCTTTTTGGTATGATATTTTGCGTTTTTCTCATCCATGAAGCCGGTAACTGCACAAACAATCTGCCCAAAACCACGATCAGCAAAAAGAGCTGATCTGTCAGTATAGCTTTCTTCGGGTGAAGCATAATCCTCTGCGAAACACTGTTCATGTTTCCGAGTCCACAACTCCTGCACTTTTTGCGGTGCTTCAGATAGGGATGGATACGCAGGAGCTGTTTCGAGGTCAAAACAAATAATGTTTGAATAAGGAATCATAATTAAGGCACTAATTTTGATTTGAAAACTCAAAAATATAGCAGATTTCGGCAGAGTTTGCTACTTGTCATATAAATAAGATGCGTCTACCGTGCCTGATAGACGCATTCCACACCCTCAAACTGATCGGTAATCTTTTATAGCGTTTGTAACCATGCCCGCTGATTGAACGGGTCTCGGGTCTCAATATTTTTCAAAGAGATGCCAATCTTTGCGCAGAAGTCCGGCACCCAAAACGAAGGGCAGGCTTTGTTGTGTACCTGATTATGACCGACAACTTTGATGTCGGGACACTGGCGGATCACTTCCTTGATGATCTTTGCAAAAGATGCCTCCTGTTCGGTTGTCATGGTATTTTTCGGATTCTTATACGCCGCATCCATGCCACCGATGTAGCAAATATGAACGGAAATAGGATTCCACTCCGCCGCGCCGTAGGTAATTTCAAAGGGTTGGAAACCGTCCGTCAAGTTCACATCCCACGTGTTCACAATGCGCCCATCGTATTCTACGATTTTGCTGTAACCCGGTCTGCCCCATTTGAGCGTCTCCATATGATAGCGAACGATCTGATCTGCATTCACCCCAGCCGATCGCTCCGGTGTGGCAGAGCAATGGAGCATCAGGTATTTCGGCATCGTCTTGGGGGCAAGAGCTATCAAGCCCAACGCCTGCAAAGTCTGTGATCCGACGATTCCGTCTTGTGCCAAGCCTTTTTCGCGTTGAAAGGCTAAAACGACGGTACGGGTTTCCTCGCCAAACCATCCGTCCACCGACAGTGCGTAGCCCCGCTTGCGAAGCTCGTTTTGGAGTGCGCGAACTTGATCGCCCACTGATCCGAATTTTAAGATTCCAAAGGTCATATTTCATTTATCATAAAGCGACAATACTCATTTTACTACTTTTAATTTCAACCGTTACGGGATCAGCATTCGTATTGTTACTAATGTACAATTCAAACGAGTCAGGAAGAGCGGGTGGTGAATTATAAGAACAGGTCGTTTCTGTCATACAGACTGCCAATGCACCCTTATCCGTTGTGTAAACCCGACACTCCGAATTCGGAATCACAACCCCGTTTTTAGCGATGAATAATGACACGGATGTTGTACTGCCGTCGGTTGGGGTGAGGTAAGCAACTGCCGTTATCTGTACACGGATAGGCGTGCGAACGTTGTAAGTTAGCTGGTTATCGTTATGTATAAAACCACGGGAACTGATAAGGGTTGTTTGCCCATTGGCTTTTACAGGACTTTCCGGGGGCAATGGCATCGGAGCAGGTGCGGAATCTAAGAAATTGGTCGGTGAAGAGGTGGTGAAGTAATAAGAAGCAGAAGCCCTACTATCTTCAACACCATGATTTGCCCGGTTGAAGATAATCGGGTTATCAAAAGTAACCCCGTCAAACACAAGCCCGCCACCGTCAAAATCACATCCAATTATTTTGAACTTATGATCCCCTGATGGTAATATGTTAAACGCATTAAATTGTGTAGCAGGATCAAGGTAAATACCCGTCGTCCCTGCGGGAAATAAACCTTTACAGCCTGCAAAATCCATCCACAACCCAATTGAGGTGGTGGAGGTGGTATAGATGTATTGAGGTGCGCTGTTAAAGTTAACTAACCCAATACGGTCAAATAGAACCGTTCCGCAAAAACCGTCTATTTCCAACCCGACTGAAAAACCTACAAGTGATCCCAATAAACCAAAACGCGTGGTATTGATATTTGCAATCCTACCCAAGTCTCCTCCCGGAGCTATGAAAAAACAGCCCGTTATGAGTAATTGCTCTAATCCGTCCACATCAAACAATGTGAAATTGGTATCATTAAAATTTACTTGGATGTTATCGATATGCAACACCCCGCCGGTATTGGTCGAAGTGATAAAAGTATCTCCGTCTGTTACACTACTTTGGAAAGTCGTAATAAACGTCCCCTGTCCGCGTAACGCACAAAATTGCGGACAGACCAATACATTATTACCTAAGTTAAGCGGTCCGGGCGCGAACTCATACAGCGTTTGATTCTGAAGGGTGATAACATTTCCCACAGGTTCGGGCAAATCTGCTAAACTATTCACATGAACCACGTAATTTAACGGAACGTCGTTTATGTTCGGCATCGTTACAAAAGGCACAGCTCCTGTCCAAGCTGTTAACAATGCCACATCCGCATCCCGCGCCGTATTGTCTGCATAATCCTCTAATTGAAACTGCCCCTGTGAATTGCTGAAAATTAACACATTGTCATAAAACGTAATAATTTCCGGCACATCGGCTTTATCAAAAGTATGCAGGCTAACAACCGCCGGACTGGTCTGCCGAAGGGAAAACGTGGTCGGCGATTCGTCGTGTAGATCGTGTGTAAGCCGTGAATAAACAAGCATGGTTCTTTGTAATTAAAAATAGGCTGCAATTAAGTTTCGCATGGCGATCATCTGGGTTTCATTAGAAAAACCTGAGATCACAATCATGCCTTGGATGTGCAATATTGATAAAGTTTTATTCTTTAGATCAATGATATAACCCACCCTAAACTGAATGTTATTGCGGGCTAACTGTACTTCGACATGTTCGATGGCATCAATATTAGTCGAGCGGAAGCGGATATTTTTTGCCCCATCCAAGGTGGAACTGATCTGCACTTGCCCGTTTTGGAATGTTGCTAATCTATTCATGATTCTTTTTTGAGTGCTTTATAAATACCGTTTTCGTCAAATTCTTTTAGCTTACTGACAAGCCATTTGGGGAAGACGCTCTTCTTGAAATACAGCTGACTAACCGCCTCTATATTTTCAATCAATGAAAGAAACTCCGTTAATAATATAGCCGAATAGATGCCCCCTTTGATATAAAAAGCAAAATCGGCAGATATGGTAGCGATGTAGAAAGAGAAAGCAGTCGTCCCCCAAAAAGCACAACCATACATCAATACCTTAAGAATCGTCCTACCCATTTTTCGGGAAAAAATATTTCCTAAAGCCCAGCCCCTAACCAAACCACCCACAAAATCGGCGATCATTAACACGCTAAGGGCAAGGATAAAAGACAGTTCGTTCTCAAAGCCCCAGCCTTTAACCAGCTCCCAGCCGGGCAAGGTGGCAATACTTCCGAGCAAAACCATTGCGGAACGTGCCGGGGACTCAAACATTTTTATTACGGGTAGTGAATTCATAAATGATTGTGTTTAGATGTTTAATATAATTAAGCAGTAAAGCCCGATCATCATATTTGCTGGTGGCATTGACGATCCAATACCAAAAAACCTTATTAGCCACTGCCAACGATATGGGAAGCATGAGCCAATACCAAACCGCATCAATAAGCCCCAGAAATAAGCCCCAAATCGGATAAAGCAAGATGCAAATCCAAATATTCATACAAACTGAACAGCCCCCCATGGGTTTGTACCACCATCCGAACGCCTCTTTGTTTCGCTCTAACCATCGTTTGTAAGCATGAAATATCTGCCCCTCCCTAATCAGGGAATAAAAGAATGATGAACAGCAAGCCCCGATTCCTCCAAGGAAGACTATCAAAGCTATTTTCAAAAGCTGTTCTACTATCGTTAAGGTCATGGCACAATAATATCAAAGGTAAAAGGGTCAATCACACAATTATATGCCTTCGGAGTAACCGTTACGGTATGCGTTCCGGGATCAGTGATTTGCACCAAAAATACTGCGTCTTGCCCGCTCAATGTGCTATTCTGTCCATCCCATTTTACGGTATATTCGTAAATATCTGCGGAGCAACCCGGCTCAGGGGTGATGCTGTAAGCATAGATGGGAGGAGTCGTCTGCTCAAGAATAGGGGTGATATAAAAAATACAGGAACAGACCGCCGGCTCCGGTGTTTTGCAATCGGAATATGTACCTTTTTCATGATGCACATGGATTTCAAAAACAAAACAATCCTTATCCAAGTAAGTGTAACGACTGTCATCCGGGCGGAAGATGTTTACGGTTACTCGGTTGTCCTCATTGAATTGTCCCGGAATGCTTAATGGGTCGTCTAAGTCAAAGGTACGCGAAACGATGAATGTCCCCGAAGTCGGGTAGCTATACTCAAAACGCCATTCACCCGCCATATCTGCCGTCAATGCACCCAAAATGACGCATTCGCAGGGTGAAAAACAGCCTAAAAAGTAATTATTTTCACATCCACACATGATTAACAACCGCAATTAAGTTTAATCTCACAGGTTTTGGGAAGTGCAACCGCCATTCTACCACGAAAATAAAGGGCTACCAATGCGATCTTATCCAAGTTTTTAATATCCGTTACACCCGTTTCATCCACAAACACTTGCCACTTGTTGACCTCCGAACTGAGTAGCTCCCATTCATTAGAATAGTTAGCGAACCACCACCGCATCAAAAGCTCAACCTCCCACACATTTCTTTTGGGCGCAAAGATGACCAACCGCGACTTATAGGTAACAATGTTTTGATAAGTATTCGGGGAAGGTCGCTGACTGTTGTCGTATGCTACGGAATCGGGTAGGACTAAATAAAAATAAGCCCCTTCCGTATCCGTGAAGTTGAGTTTTTTGCCGTTTTCGTCTAAAAGTTTGAATAACTCCCGCTCTTGTACGATATGCCCTTTCTCAAACAGTTGCTTGAGGTCGGGCGAGCTGAGTAGCTTATCCTTAAGTTTCGGAAGGTGCTGTTCAATCGTTATCATCTGCGCCAAGGGGGAGTAGGTTCACGTGAGCCGGGCGGGAGTGTGCCTTGATTACGCATGATGAGAAAGGCAATGAAATCATACGTTTGCGCGGCGGGCTTGAGGAAGACCCCGAAGCGTTGTTCCAAGCCTTGCAGTTTGCCTTCCGCACTTTTGTAGCTGATGATGAGTTTGTTACCACGAACGACGATCGTCATTGAATTCATCAACTCCCCGCTCCGAAAACGGTAGGGATGGCGTTTGATTTCGCCCTCTGAAGCATAATCCGCTTCAAATTGAGTCCTTTTTTTACCGATACTAATGCCTAAAATTTTCTTACCTCTGACAGTTACCCTGCGTCCGGCGCGTGTTTGTCCGGCGGTTAACTTGCCCCTTCGTTCAAAGTCCCGTCGCCAACGTGCTTGAGGCATCTGTTGCCCATCAGACCGGATACCTTCCTCAAAGATTCGTTCTGTCTCAAACTCCTTTATTGAGTTCAGATCGCGGGCAGATAGGGGCAACTTATCCAAGCCCAAGGCATCTTTCACCCGCGAGAACAAGCCTTGCGGAGTGAGTGCGTTGCGGAGTTCGTTTCTGCTTATTTGGTACGTTCTAACGCCTGTTGCCATATTTTATTTAGGACAAGTGGAACAAGGAGTTGTGGCTGATTTCCCGCCTTTTTTACTGTTTGGGCTATCGTAAACAACTTTACCCTTTAGCTTTTCGCCTTCGCTTTCTCCCGTTAAGCGGAAAAGCCGTACTGATTTAGTTACCATTTCTTTGAAGTTGCCCATTTTATAAAGCTCTCTCAATTAGTGTGTTTCCGATACAATGGATGCAGTGTTTGTCAAATTGCTTGAGCAAATATTGACTTTGTTCGATTGCCGACCGAACCGCCTCAACAAACCGTTTCCTGACCTTATTGATTTGAATGGTGAGTTGATCTTGGTTGAGGGTGGTGCTATTCAACCGATCCGAACCCTGTGCCTCCAAGATCAATTCTTCCTGAAGTTTATACATTAAGGCTTCCGATAGCATATTTCGCATTTCACAAAGCAGAACGTCCATATTGCAAACCATTTGCACATCCGGCACGATTCCCCATGAATACCCGCTTGAATTTCCGCCGTCTACTCCCGTCAACCGCAAATGATGATCCTCGTAACTGAAACCGCCACAACACGCCGTTGATCCAAACGTGGATTGATTCATACGAACGTTGGCATTGTTAATGGTCAGGCTAACTTTTTTGGTTTTGGCGAAATAATAAACCCCTACCTCTTGCTCGATATTCGCTTCCAAATTGACGGGTACTTGTTGCTCAAAAGCCCCGTCCTTGATGATTAACGACGCATTCGGATAATCATCATGGCAAAGGATACGCACGCGGGGAATATAAACTTGAGCCATTCGGCTAAATTCACATCTCCGCTCAATAACCAAGCCCCGAAAAACAGGGCTTGGTGTGGCGATGAGCGAATCCGAAAAGTTACCGATTTGCGACGTGTGCATGATACGATTCAATCTAAACCCGCTTTCGGACAACTGGTTGACCAATTCGGTGCGGATATTGGCAAAAGCAAGGTTTAGCTTATTTTCAAATAACTGCTGTGCTGTTTCGGATGTCTCTAAATCGGCGATCTCGGCTAATCGGCTAACGTTGAAATATTCAAAGTCCTCCAAATAGTAGCCCGAAAAGGGCGGAACGCTATTACCACAGCCTTTCCGCGTAAACCCGATCAAATCACGATAACAGTTCAGCACAAGGCAAAAGATTAAGGAGTGGTGGTAATGACTGCGATACCGTTTACGTCTTGTAATTCATCTCCCGCACCGAAAGAATCGGAAGGGATCGCATACGGTTGGTAATGTTTTTCAATGACGATCGTTACGCTGTTATCTTTATCGCAGTCATCGTATTTAACGAACATATCGAAACTGATGCCGGTAACAAGATCACGATAACGCCCCTTTTCCTGTGAACCGATTTGAACCGCCACCAATGGGTTACGATTCCACTCGAACATTTGAAACGCGCCGGGTTTTAAGCCGATGATACAACGGTTGTTAGGAGTTAATAAAGTATCGGTAAAATCATCCCGGTACTCCGTTACGTTGTCAAAGATTGCAGGCATGTTGATACCGGTGTTAGTATTCATGCCACCCATTGTTGATCTAAAAATACGAAGGGTCGTTAACTCTGCCTCGCCGATTAGCATCACGTTGTTATCAACGCCCGTATCGTTCAAGTCTTTTAACATCGAAGCCCACTGCGAAGCTTTGATGCGTTCGTTGGTCGTATCGTACAAGTCGTAAGGTGTGGCAGAAAATAACGTCCCGCCTTTCTTTTTGTTTGGTAAGGCAGCGATGTAGCTAATAAGGGTTTGGTCAATATCAGCACAAAGTTTGTGCATGATATGCTCAATAGAGGTAGCGATCAAGTAATCCCGCCCTTCGCAAAACTCTTTTAACTGTCCGAAATCCAATTTAATGCTGTCGGAAGATACCCTTGTAATTTCGATAAGATCACTTTTCCAGATCGGATCGGCGGCGGGATCACACAAGTTCTTCTCCGTATTGGTCGGCGTTCCTTTCGGTCGGCGTTGCATGTACTTGAATTCTACTTTTCGTAATTTGCCATCACCGCCACCGCCGGTAAAATCCGGAGCCTGTACATAACTACGGTTTAGCTGGCTGGTTGTCGCCATCACTACCCCATAGTTTCCACGCCTATTTTGAGGCGCAAATTGTCCATTGAGGTAGTATTCTGCCATCCGTTGCTGGATGTTCACACATACTCCCTCAATGTAGTTAGAAGTTAAAGACATTCTTAGTTAGTGTTAGTTAGTTTATTGAAAGTACGTTGTGCTTTTGATAAAAGCATTTACTTAATTGTAACGCCTTGCGCTTGCAAGTCTCGCAATACCGCATCCATGCCTGCCGGTAAAGGGCGTTGAGCTGCGTTGGGTAATTGCTGTTGATTCGGGTTATTTTGCGGAGTTTCAAGCGTCCTATTTTGTGAATTACCCGATGCGGAGTTTTTCTTTAAGAAACCACCCACTTCGTCGAGGTATCTTTTGACCAAGTCTTGGGTAGGGATTTCTTTATGTGTACCGTCAACCGTAATGGCTTGATTATCCTTTTTCAAAAAGCGGATCGGAAACGTTGCATCGCCTTTGACGATATTCCATCCCATCCCTTCCGTAGCCCAAGAGATAAGGCTCTTGACGATTTCATCCGGGTTGCCAATCACATCAAATTTTTTAATAGCCTTGACTACTTCGGAACGGATTTCAACCGCATTCAGCTTTGCCTGCCAAGTCCTGTCTTTTTCTGCAAGCTGTTGCTCCATGGATTTCAATGTCAATTCATACTCCTGATTCTTTTTCAGCAAGTCCTGTTTGTCGGTTGATGCCTTACTTGCTTGCTTTTCGACCAGTAGCGTAATCAATGACTCAGGATCGGCGTTTTGGATGGTTTCCGCCGGAAGTTGCGATAAATGCTTTCCAATACATTCCTTCCAAGCGGTGTTAACCCGAGATTCGGCATCTAACTTAATCGGCTTTACAAACTCTTCATTTTGTAACAAGCGATTCCCAACAGTGTTGATGACCTTTTGGGAAAATTCAACGGAGTCGAGTGCCTGCACGGAAAGTTCGTCTTTGAAAGTTGTAGCAGCATCTTCCAACCCTAAATTTTGGAAAATATCAATGCTTTTGTTTAGGATATTGCTCATAATAGTTAGCGTTTATAGGTTAGTGTATTTAGGCTTTAGGTTTGGCTTTGGCGGAGTTCTTTTCGTCGGTTGGTTCACTTAAATCGGACAAACTTGCACTTTTCTCCTCCCTGATTTGCGCCTGAAATTCCTGCAAGCTGACGGTTGGATTAATGCGGACAAATTCTTTAGGCGAAGCCAACAAAATTTCAGCAACTACCGCCGTAACAGTTTTTTCTGTATTCGTTTTTAGATTACGAACAGTAACAAGGTCTTGGCTCATGATAAAATAGATTGATTTATGTTAGTGTTTAAGCGGACTTCTTCATTTAGTTTATCGGTCAAATTGAGTTCAATGCGCTGATTAATCAGCACATCTAAATCGTTTTTGATCGTCATGTAATCGGCATTCATAAACCACTCTTTACCATCCCTTTGTTTTCCGTTTGGATCAAGGTCTTGGTTAATTAAGTAGTCTAAAGATGAATAAGCATAAATGGAACGAATGGCATCGTTTAACGAAATCACGTTTTGACTGATCGCAAAATTGAGTTCGTCCCATTTCATCCCGCAAAGCGCGTCGTAATTTATCAGGAATTGGGCTATTTTCTTTTGAATGGGGTCTCCGTTGAATCGTTTGTCGGCTAATGCGAGATAGGTTTGCTTACTCATTTGATCGTAAGCCCCGCCTAATTGTTGGTATTGCAACAACTCATCGGCTAATTCCGACTCTCCTTTGATATGGAAAGACATGGGTTTGATGATCTTAGGCAGTTGGGCATTGCGTCCCGAACGGTATAGCTCAATGATGTACAGTGAATTATACATCACATTATCAAAAATATTATTTGAGACCCGGGTCAATAAGGTAAAAAATTCGTCTTTATCTTCTCGCTTGGCTGCTGCGCTCTGTGCTTCCCATGTGTAACGAACGTTTACCGCTCGTTCCGCTTGCTCTAAAAGCGACTCGTAAGCCTCCTTCAGCATGGTAATCGGCTCAAAGGGCGGAGTGTAATATTTAATGGAATCAAAATCATTCGGACCATTAATGCCCCCCTTATCTGTTTTAACAATCACAGAAGAAGGATTTAGTCGAATATGCTTACCCGTCCCATTACATTTAGGGCATTCTGTCGTTTGCCCCGTTTCATTAGTTACGTATCCATTTGTACATCCCTGATAATCACAATCCAACGGACGAATCTGCATAATCGGATAGGAATTATGCGTTAGCGCAAATTGATAATCCGAAAAGCAAGAAATAGCTTGATTCGCAAACCCGCAAAAAGCATCAAAGAACGACTTGTAAATACCCTTAGTGTTTAATTTCCCGCCCAGCGTTAATGCAGGTAATCGCAGTAGATTGTGATTGAAATACCCTAAAGCGATGGAGCGGGAGTTGTTATCATACTGGCTTTTAGTAAATGAATACCAATATTCATCCGTCAAGACATGATAGATCGGTTGATCTATTCCGTCCGAAGTGCGATAACAAGCCTCGTCTTTCCAAATCCTTACATTTTTATCATCATAAATTTGATGATCAGAGGTTACAACCATCGGCTCAACGTCTACGCCGATATTTTCCGGCAATGTCCCGTTGCTCTGCATCGAAATCATTTCAGCCGTTGGCAACCATACCACCCAAGCGTTAGGGTCTTCCAACATCAATGCAAGGCAGAACTGCTGGACAAATAGCCAAAAGTCCAAACCTTCATAACTAAAGGTTTGTAGGTAGGTTTCCAACTCATCCGATAGCTCTGTGGAATATTGCGAATCTTGAAATATCCGAAACATTCCATCACAAGCCCGCTCATAAACCGACTGCGTAATAGGTTCGTAGTTATCGCACCGCCATTTGAATGTTGCTTCTGATTCAGACAACCGCCTGCTGATAATCCGATTTAAGTCTGTACCCTTTTGCTCACGTGGTCGAATACCCTGCGAATGAATAATCATTCGGTTACGAATTTTTATTCGCTCCGTGATGATCCCGTTCCGCTTTGCCATCAGGACGGGTAGTTGATTCACATAGTATTGCGGGTCGAGAGCCATTAGGGTTTGATAAAGTAAAAGGACTCTTGTTTGGGGGAAACGTGGTATTCAAAATCAGCCGGCACGTCCAACGTCTTAACGAATTTATGTACCTCCGCGCAAAGGTCGCGCGCCCAACCCAAATCCGGCGAATAGTCGTGTCCGGCTATGATGCCACCGCTTTTTACTTTTGGATACCAAGCCCGAAGGTCGAAAGCAACATTTTCGGCATCATGCGCCCCGTCAATAAAGACCGCATCTAAGGTATTGTCTTCAAATTGCCTAACCGCCCCCTCTGAATAATCCGCCAGTAAAAAGACCTCTTGTTGATACCCCGCCTCCCGAATGTGTTTTTCAAAAAGGGCATGGGCATCGGGTTTGTAACTATTGCTTACCTCCCCAAACTGCCAGAGCTGTCCGTCAAAGACAGGCTGAACTACGAACGGATCAACCGTTACAAAATGAATTTTTTTTCCCGACTGTTCGATCAATTCTGCCATCAGTACCGCCGACTTACCGAGCCATGCGCCAATTTCTACGATTTTACCGCCTTTTTTAGGACAAGCCTCCACGATCCTACGGTACAATGCCTCAAAATTGGTAAAGCTATCCGGTACGGGGATTGCTTTATACTTAGACACGACCTGCAAGGGTGCGGGTTGACTTTCCGTATTTGGAGAAGTTACTGTATTGGAATTGAGGGAAGTTGAACTGGTGGTATCCATGAAAATAGTTTAATAAATCGTTATAAACGTCAATGTCTTGTTGGTTACTTCTTTCGCCCATCATCGTTATACCCATGTATCTCGATACGATATAATCGCGATAGGATAGTTTAGAAGTGGCGTATGAGTAAGGATCGTATTTCGCATCATAAAACGGCACAAACGGCACAGTAGCCGGCTGTATGCCCGTTCGCGCAGAGGCGATGTTGAAATAGTATTCGTCGGGTGCTTCGTTTCGGAAGTCGTGATAATTCTGGTTAGGCTCGTCATACAAACGAATCATCTCATCAAATAAAGGCTTACTACCTTCTTTCTTGAAATAGACAAACGAGCTATTTGTTTGCGGAATCTTTGTCTGCTGTAAACCATAACGATTAACGACCGACTCAACCCTACCATCCCGCGACCAAACTCCATAAGCCGGCTTATCAGGAACGGTGAGCTTCATCGTTGCTACGTCATACGAATTATAAACCATCGGTTGGTAAATAATCGAATCAGCCGGAATCCTATTCCCCTCCGAATCGGTTACGGTTGGCTTTACGAGGCGTTCAACAATCTGCGGAAATATGCCGTTATGGATGAGTAACGAGTCGCTGTCAAGCCAGAAGGTATGCTCAAACGGTGATAACTCATGTAAGTATAACTTAGACTTGAAATAAACAACCTTGTCGTTGGATACATAACACTCCTTGGGCATCGGAATCATCCGATCAAAATAGGCTGTATGCTTGGGCGACAAATCCGCCACCGCCGAGTCATCATAAAAAAGCCACACCGGCAACTGCGGGGAATCTTTTTTATATTGACCCTTGATACTCAATGCACAATTAAAAGCCATCCGCCCGTAGGCTTTGGCTCCTAATGCAATAAGAATACACCCTACTTTGAAATCCGCCATCATTAATTGTCTAAGAGGTAAGCCAAATCATAAGGAGAATCATCTTTATACCCTTGCCCGCATTCCCAAGCCTGATAATTGTCCAACAATTCTATCAAGCCATAAACATAGTCCGGCACCAATAATTGCAAACTACTCTGCGCAGAAAGCGTACCCGTAAACAGTTTTTTCTGCTGACTATCCGCCTCAAATGTCATGTCCACATTGAAAGTCCCCTTGTAAAAACCGTACACTTGACCGGTACACATCACAACGGCAAAATATAACCCGCCGTTTTTGGAGAGTTCCGCAGCATAGTTGTATAGCTTTTCAAGTGAGTTATCATACCGGGCATTAATCCGATCTTCAAATTGAAAGACGTGCGTGCGCCCAATCACAACCTCGGGCTGACACGGCGAAACCCTTGCGGTTACATCCGTTGAGGCTTGCTTACTTCCGTTAACCACCCCTGTAATCCGCAGTTTACAAGCGGCAATAAGCGGTTCAACTACCGCCGGATCAATCGTTTGCCCATCCTCCAAAAAAACGCTGGGATTTCTCAAGGTCTGCATTGCCTCACAGTTAGCAAAAATCACCCGATCAAAACCTGCTTCGTTGCCATACGGATCGTTGCAATCAATGCGCGAAAGGGCTGGAAAGCCTGCGTTGTTAGTACATAATTGCGGACATGCTGCCATTTTTTTAAGGTTTTAGGTAACGAAAGAAACGTAAAGTGCAAAATTATACATACGTATTAATCAATAAAATCAAATAATTATCATACATATAATTAAAACAAGCAAATAAATGTTATTTTATGCTATTTATTTTTTATTGCTTTATATGATACCTATTTGATTTGCTAAAGCAATCAGTGCGGGAATTTCGCGGGGTGTTGATTGTGGTGCGGGAAGTGAAATTGGAGTTCTCGGATCAATCAAGTCAAGGTTTTTGAGGACGGTGTAGAGCACTTTGCGAATCGTGGGCAGGTCTTCCTGTGATATTTCGCAACCCAGAAAAGCGACTGACTCAAATTTGTCTTGCAGTGATGCTTTGCGTTTATTGATCTCTGTCGGACTAAGATGCGTTAGTAAGTGCCAGTAAAGGTTCACGCTCCAACTGTCATACCCTAATTGAAGATACCCGTTTAGCTTTTTTCGCCCCGTGCAAAAGGAAGAATGATCGTGATTGCAATAGTGCGCAAACTTCTTTATATCAAAATTCTTGTTTTCATGTAAAATCTTAGTGAAAACGTGCCTGATTTCAGGGAGAGGCATTAGCCGACTGCTTCCCGTAATGGCTTTTCTAAACTTCTCCTCAGATGCCTGTACTTCTGCGTGAGCAGCAAGGAAACGGGTATAGGTAGGCGGAGATTCTTTTAAGTATCGGTATGACCATTTTGTCAAGAGTCGGAAACATTCTCCCAAATCGCCACTGGCTAAGAATGCTTCACAATCCACCCGGTCGGTGTTGTATTGCAAAACATCTGCGCACAGCCGTTTGAAATGCCCTTTGAAGTGCTTGGTACTCACTGTTTGCCTCCTTTCTTTGCTTTTTGGGCGAAGCCAAAAAATACGGCACTAATGATACAGCCGCTCATAGATAAGAATACTCCGAAAAACACCACCATATAAAATTGCCAATCCACTCCGTCCCAATGCCAAAGATCAATGATCGCTTTACCGATGGCAACGATCAAAAAAATGGCAAAGGTTGTGGCGAAAACAAGGATCACCCATGATAGGGATCGTTCTAAGCGTGTCATGTGATTATAACGTCTTTAATAAGTTTGAAGTAATGTATGTATTTACGATGAGCGTATTTTTCTCTGTGATAGCCAATAAATTCCTTAAGCATGTCTTCTTCCGTTTCGCCTTCAAAACCGCTTAATCGAGCTAATTCATATACTCCACAAGGGTAGGCAGTTCGGCGTAAGGTTACCTGTTTTTCTTCAATCAGAATTTTATCTACGAACCGTTTTTCATAAACGAATGAGCCTACCGGATCAAGGATATTTAGCTCAAAAAACAGGTCGGCTCGGCTAACATTTTCGACGATAATAATCGTTTCGATAGCCGTATTGGCTCGTGCTTCCAATGAGTCCGCATCGTTAAAAGCTATTAAGTTAGGAATAGATACCCTGTAAGTATCTCCATATTGCTTCTTATAACGCCTCGCGTAGCATTCACCATCGGGTCTTGTGTGATCGAGTCTATATTCAAGACCATGTTGATAACAACAGCGCAGTTCTACTTTTGGAAGCATTGAGAGGTATGCTTTCATTTGGTCGAAAGTGATCGGATACTTTTCAAGATCAAATAGGTCTTGAAAACCTTCAAAACTACCCAAAGGATTATATCTATCCGTTTGTATATGTGCAATTTCAAGTTTCGCTTTATCTGATAAGGGCGGTATTAATGATGCCATTTGGTTATATGTTAAAATAAAGTCAAGGTTTCTTTTACGGATTCGGGCTTTTTCCATACCTTGGGATACTGTCTCCATGTCCGACCATCCAAAAACGGTTCTTTATTCCCGCCTTTCCATCCGCCGGTCTGCTTGTAGAAAAACGGAACGTCATGGGCAACACATTGATCTTTGATGTTACGTACCCATTCTTCTTGCATTGGGCGCGGTGTAGTACCGGATTCCCCGCCGACAATGACCCAATGGATACCACCCAAATCAATTGCGCCTAAGTCCTCCAAAAGCGGTTCGATACTCAAAAACCTAATGTGAGCCGAACAAAAGTCTAATGTCCGCTTTCGATCTAATTGCGCCCGGTTTTCAATAGAGACTCCCATCCAAATGTTAGGTGTCCATGAAAGGTCATAATTCAGTTCAAACAAACGCCCCACCCGCTTGGTCAGGATTTGAAAGGTATGTCGGCTTGCCTTATTCATCACCCCAAAGACCTCTTTCAAAAACGATTCGGGGATGTGTTCGTGGAACATATCCGACATGCTGTTGACGAAATACAGGGTCGGATCACGCCGGGACAGTGGTTGCTTGAGCCGGTCGGGATGGCAAACCACCTGAGTGAACGGTACTTGAAATTGCTTAGGCACGGTCGGATCACCGCTACTTTTCCAATGTTCGTAGTAACGGGTGTGCAGTTCCTCAGCATAGCAAAACTTACATCCCGCCGATATTTTGGTACATCCGGTTACGGGGTTCCAAGTCCTTTCAGTCCATTCGATACTCGATTTGCCCATTACTGCATCTCCTGTAAGCTTCTTTTGTAGTAATATTCCCGATTCAAACTATCCAACTGCATAGATTGCACTTGGATTTTGAGGCGGTTGATTTCAAGGTCTTGCTTTGTTTCGTCTCCCTGCTGAAGGAAAAAACTCATCTTAGTGATAGCCAGCGCACGCTCCCTTCCTACACTTTTCCGTCTCTGCTTGCAGGACTTCGATCTCATCATGTAATCTTTTACGCAAAGACTTAATGAGCATCACATATCCCTCATTTGGAGGGCAGTTGCTTTCTGAAATAGATTTTTGCTGATC